ATTGCCGGTGGTGCTGGTGGTGCTGGTAATGCTTGTATAGAAGGTGTTTCTATTGCTGGTGGTGCTGGTAATGCTTGTATAGCAGGTGTTTCTATTGCCGGTGATGCTGGTAATGCTTGTATAGCAGGTGTTTCTATTGCCGGTGATGCTGGTGATGCTGGTAATGCTTGTATAGCAGGTGTTTCTATTGCCGGTGGTGCTGGTAATGTTTGTATGGCAGGTGTTTCTATTGCTGGTGGTGAATCTGGTGCTGGTGGTTCTGGTAATACAGGTTCAGATTGCGTTATTTTATTTAAATCTTCTAATTCTTGTCTTCTCTTCTCTAATTCTTGTGTTTTTTTCATTTCCTTTTGTTTTTCTTTTATATCTCTTTGATGCCTTTTATTTAATCGCAGTAAAGCTTCTCTATGTTTTTTTTCTTGTTCTGTATTGTCTTGTTTTACTGGAATGTTCTGATATGTTTTTTTTGAATCTATATTTTTTGCTTGTATTGGAAGGATTACTTTATTAAATAATTCTTTTGCTAAATCGGATTCCAATTCCATTATGTATTATATTTACTTATAAAATATGCAAATAAAATACTTTATCCAATATACCTTATTTGGAACGTTTTGTTAAGCGTTTCTTTTTATTGGTACGTTTCTTTTTATTTCGTTTTGTTTTGCGTCTTTTTCCGCTACCCATAATTGTGGGTACTGCCGGTGCTGTTTCTTGTGTTGGTTCTTGTGTTGGTTCTTGTGTTGGTTCTTGTGTTGTTTCTGATGCTGGTGCTGGTTCTGGTGCAGGGTTATATTGGTCGCATATATTTTGTAATTCTTTAAATTTTTCGCCTGCTTCTGTTTGACATTGAAAGTTTCTATCTGGATGAAATCTTAACTGAGCTTTATGTGTAGGTTTTTGTTTATTTGGATTACAATCTTCACTTGGTATTATATCACGTTCAACTGCTTTACATTTATTATTTTCATTTGGTGGAATGGGTGGTAAAGTTGATGGTTCTTCTTTTACAGGTGCTGGTTCTGGTAGTTCAGTCTCTTGCTGAGATTCTGGTTCAGGTTCGGGTTCGGGTTCTGGTTCTGGTTCGGGTTCTGGTTCAGGTTCTGGTTCAGGTTCTGGTTCAGGTTCAGGTTCTGGTTTGGGTTCCGGTTCCGGTTCTGGTTCAGGTTCTGGTTTGGGTTCTGGTTCTGGTTCAGATGTTTTATTCATTTCGCTAATTTTTTCTTTTAGACTTTCTGCGTTTATATCAATATCATTCTCGTCTAATGAAATATCTATTTGTTCCATACCATCTATAGTTTGACCTATATTTATTATTTTTGGTGGATTATGTTGAATTTCAATAAAAAATGTACTACTACTCATTATATATAATTTACACAAATTAAATTATATATTATCAAATCAATTACCTAAATGTGTGTTTTGATTACTTATTTGTTTTCTTTGTATATCGTCTTTTATTCTTCTTATGATGTTTCTTCTTTTTCGTGATTTTCTTGTGTTTTTTTCCACCATATTTTGTTTGAAAATGTTTTTTTACACGTTCTATATAACGTGTTATTTGTTCCGGTGTTGAATCTTGTCTTTGTAAATAATTGGAAAGGTGGAATTGTATATCTTTCAATGCTTTCTCATCGTCTTTAACAATCGGATTTTCCAATAATTTATTTATATCATTACCTATATTTTGAATAAATATGTCTTTTCCCTTACCAGAATAATTAGTAGACTTATCTATGTTGAAAATAATGTCATTTACTATTTCTTTGTATTTGGCATTTGCATATATATTTTGACAATATTCACTATCTCCATATTCAAATGTTGAAAATACTTTTTCTACCAAATTCTGTTTAAACTTTTCTAATTCTTGGATAAAATTTTGTTTATGTTCTTTAAATTGGTCGCTGAACAATCTGGTTTTATATTTAATATAAGTCTCATATTTATCATTTAAAATCGCATAATCATCATCTAAATGGTCGTTGTAAATATTTTCACCACGATTATCTTGAATATAATTTAAAGCTGTCTTGCATTTATTTTTTCCCAACAATATTGGTATGGGTGATATAGGTGTCAAAAATTTATATGATTTCCCTAATTCATCAACCAATACTTTTAATAATTCCATATTATCACGTATTTCTGTTTTATCATCTTTATATTCAGTATTTTTGACTTGGTTAATAATTTTATCAATCATATCTAAAAGTCCTTGACGTGGTGCAGTAGTAATCCATGTTTCATCTTCATCATCATCTTCAAATTCCGATTCCGGTTCGGGTTCAGGTTCGTGTTCCGGTTCCGGTTCTGGTTCTGGTTCAGGTTCCGGTTCCGGTTCCGGTTCTGGTTCCGGTTCGGGTTCCGGTTCTGGTTCTGGTTCTGGTTCTGGTTCCGGTTCCGGTTCTGGTTCGGGTTCCGGTTCAGGTTCAGGTTCGGGTTCGGGTTCGGGTTCCGGTTCCGGTTCTGGTTCCGGTTCTGGTTCTGGTTCGGGTTCCGGTTCTGGTTCGGGTTCCGGTTCAGGTTCCGGTTCAGGTTCCGGTTCAGGTTCCGGTTCTGGCTCTGGTTCTGGTTCAGGTTCTGGTTCAGGTTCTGGTTCAGGTTCTGGTTCAGGTATATCTTGATACACAACTGGTATTAATTCTGTATATATCGGGGTTCCCTTTCCACACTTATCTTTATTTTTATTTAGGTCTTGACTTATATTCACTAATCTATATAATTTTAAACCTTCGTCTCCTGAAATAATCATCAATCGAATAAACTGTGTATTATCCTTTAATATTAACTTATTTATACCTTCTTGTAATGTATCTATAGTTAAAGATGGATAACGGTTATATTCAGGTATATCTTGAAAGTTAAAATCTTTTTTTTCAATACTGGATATTTTATAATTATATCGTCCATTTTCTAAACACGTTTCAATTTCTATTTTTATATATTGATTATCATGAATTGGAAATAAATCATCTTTTAAATAATCAGATATAGACTTTTCTCTTTGTTGAGATGGTCTTGACTTTCTTGATTTATTTTTTGTAGGTTTATTTTTTGTAGGTTTATTTCCTCTACGTGTATTTGACATTATAATATAAACCTATAAATTATTCGCAAATATTGATACTAAATCATTGCAAAATGGAAAATTGAAAACTTTATTTACATATATTTGTAGGTAACTAATTGATACAATGAATTTCACCATTGAAGCACCAAAACGTAAAACCATTGTTATGGTATTTGATGTAGAGACTACCGGTCTTCTACCCAAGAAAGATAAATCTAATCCTCTCCCCTTATCTATTGATTCTTATCCTCATATTCTACAGTTGAGTTACGCATTATACAATATTTCTACAAATAAGCTTATCGAAACATATGATACTTATATTAAGGTGAAAAGGAGTGTTGAAATAAGTGAAAAGATTACTGAATTAACTGGTGCTACTAGAGAAAAATGTAATAACGGAACATTCATTATTGACGCTCTTCATAAGTTTTATGAAGCATATATGAAAGCAGAAATTATTGTAGCTCATAACAATGTTTTTGATAGAAAGGTAATTGAACTTGAAATTGAAAGAAATAGAGAACAGATTATTAAAAGGGCACCTGCTTGTATGACAATATTCAACCCTACTTATGAAGAAATTCATAATATAGAACATTATTGCACTATGCGTAAAGGAACCCCAATTACAAATATTGTCTTGGAATCGAAATTCGCCGGTAAGCCTCCATCATTAAAGTGGCCCAATTTACAAGAACTATATAAAAAATTATTTGACAATGAATCTGTTGACGGATTACATAACTCAATGGTTGATGTATTAGTCTGTCTACGCTGTTATATGAAAATGCGTCATAATTATGATTGCGGTCTAATTACAAATAAATAAATTATTCTTTACGTGTAATATAACTAATTACTTTTTCTTATGGTGTTTCTTTTTTTGTTTAAGCCGAGCACATTTCACAAATTTCATCTTCTTCTTGATTTGATGATGATTTTTTTTCTGGTTCAATAGTAAATTGTTGTGCTTGATGTCTTGCACGTCTACGCAAGTAATAAATGCCTGTTTTTAATCCCTTATCCCAAGCATAAAAATGCATGGATGTCAAATTATTATAATTTGGATCTTCTAACCATAAATTTAAACTTTGACTTTGGCATACAAAAGCACCTCTATCAGCAGCCATATCAATCAAATTACGCATTGGTATTTCCCACACAGTTTTATATTTATCCTTTAGGTCTTGTGGGATTGAAACAATTTGTTGAATACTTCCATTATTTGCAATAATATTGTTTTTTACTTTATCATTCCACATATCTATTTTCATTAGGTCTTTCATTAAATATTTATTTACAACCATAAAATCACCTGCTATTGTGCGACGACTATAAATATTACTTGTAATCGGCTCAATACATTCGTTGTATCCTAGAATTTGAGATGTTGATGCGGTTGGCATAGGTGCTACTAATAATGAATTTCGTAGTCCATATGTTTTAATTTGTTCTTTTAATTTATTCCAATCATACATTTTGACCCTTTCATTTGGATCTACTTCCCACATATCAAATTGTAAAATACCTTCACTTGCCGGGGAACCTTCAAATGTACTATATTTACCGTCTTTCTTTGCGATTTGACAGGATTCGGTAAGAGCTGCGTGGTAAATGGTTTGAAAAATACGTAAATTTATTTCCTTTGCTTTATCGGAATAAAATGGTATATTTAATAGAATAAATACGTCAGCTAATCCCTGAACTCCAATTCCAATAGGTCTATGTCTAAAATTACTACGTTCAGTTTTTGGTGTGGGATAAAAGTTTACATCTATTATACAATTTAAGTTATATGTTACAGTGCGTGTTACCGAATGTAGTTTATAATAATCAAACGAAGTTTCTCCATTTTCATCAGTAACTATAAATGATGGCAAAGCAATACTAGCCAGATTACATACAGCTGTTTCATTCGCATCCGAATACTCTGTAATTTCACAACATAAATTGGATGATTTAATTGTGCCTAGATTCTTTTGATTACATTTCTTGTTTACAGCATCTTTATATAATAAATAAGGTGTTCCAGTTTCCATTTGTGCGTCTAAAATTTGAAACCATAAATCACGGGCTTTCATAGTTTTTCTACCTTTACCTTCATTTTCATAAAATGTATACAATGTTTCAAAAGCCTCTCCATAAACATCCGATAATCCGGGACATTCATCAGGACACATTAAAGTCCATTCTTTTCCATCTTTGACTCTCTGCATAAACAAATCTGAAATCCAAACGGCATAAAACAAATCTCGTGCTTTCAAATCTTCATCTCCGTGATTTTTACGTAAATCTAAAAACGATTCAATGTCTGCATGCCACGGTTCCATATACATTGCGAAGCTGCCATTACGCTTTCCACCTCCTTGATCAACGTACTTAGCGGTGTGGTTAAACACTCGTAACATTGGCACAATACCATTTGAAGAACCATTTGTTCCACGAATATCGCTACCAGACGCACGTATATTATGAATATGTAAACCAATTCCTCCAGCCCATTTTGAAATCAAAGCACAATCTTTTAATGTATTGTAAATACCCTCAATACTGTCGTTTTCCATAGCAATTAAATAACAAGATGATAATTGTGGATGCGGTGTTCCAGCATTAAATAGAGTAGGGGTAGCGTGTGTAAAATATTTTTGCGACATCAATTCATATGTTTCTTTTATTTTTTCTATATTATCGCCATGAATACCCATTGCTACTCTTAACCACATGTGTTGTGGTCGTTCTACTATTACTTTATTTACTTTCATTAAATAGGCACGTTCCAATGTTTTAAATCCAAAATAATCTATCAAAAAATCACGAGTATAATTACATACACGGTCTAATTCTGTCTCGTTTAATTTGGCAATCATATACAAATCATCTGTAATTAATGGAGAATGTTTTCCATGTTTATCTTTATTCATGTATAATTTTGTCATAGTTTCAATAAATGATGAGGAAGTATTTTTTTGGTGATTTGCTATAATTAATCTACAAGCTAATACATTATAATCTGGATGAATAGACGCCATTGTAGCACATTGCTCTGCTGACAACTCGTCTATTTTTGCGGTTGAAATATTGTTATATAATTGGTCTATTACTTTCATTGCTAAAGACGTATAGTTGATTTTCAAATTTTCTCTAAGAGAAGGCACGGGAATATCATAAGTTTCTTGACCGAGTGTTTTTATACGCTTCAATATCTTATCAAAAGATACTATTTCTGTCTTTCCTGACCTCTTTGTGACATACATTTCGTCTTCAAAATTCATACTACTCATTATACAAGACTATCTATAATAAATGTATAAACTTGTCTATATATTGTTTTACACATTTATTTGGAATCTAATTTGATTAAACATATTCGATTACTTAATGGTATATTATTAATTGTATGGGCGCCTGATACATCATCTACCGATACTGTTGTTTTCGTAACTTTACGTTTTGGAGATCGATGTTCGTATCCACTGTGTTTTTCTTCCTGAATAATATCCCATACCTCTTTTATTTTGAATATTGCTTCAGAAAACCAGTGACGATTACGTTCTATTAATACACAAGATATTTCGTCCAGATACCAATATAGTGTATTAAATAATACGAGCCCTTCTGACTTTAATTCTTCTTTCTTTTGGGTTATCCATTCATTTACTGCTTCTATATTTAAATCTATATCCAATGGCATATAATGATAAATTGGTTCCCTATTTTCACTGAAATCGCTTTTAATAAAATGCAATACTACACCACGATATTCAGAATTGCTGGTATTATTATAAAAATCCTCCTCATTCTCATATTCTTTTATACGTGTTTCAACAAAATCACATTTATCTAACTTACATGTTTCCATTTGTATTTGCGTTTGAATCCAATATTCTTCCTTTGGAATACCTGTTATCTCTCTATTTACTATATTCTTAATTTCTAACATATACCCATATTTTACACTTGTAGGTAGTATATTAATACCATCTGGAGAAGCACCTATAAATTCATAATCTTGATGACGTATACAACCAAACTCTCCTATTTTTGTTTGGTATAAATCCTCATATATCATTACTGTTACTGGTTCATATTTTACTCCCCAATGCATCGGCGTATTCATTCCGTATGATGTTTTATCATTTTCACTATTGAATGCTTTACATTTCTCGTATATCAAACTATTTATCTGTGATTGTGAACCGAGTGCCTTCCATAACGAACTTGCCGATAATAACGTGTTTCGAAAGTCATACCATTCTTGTGTTCGTTGTGCTGGTTGCGGTTGATTTTGAAGATACTCGATGGTTTCTCTCAAATTTTCTATTTCAGTTTCATTTACACTTTCTATTGCGTTTGATGTATTTGATATTGACCTCGATGTTACGTTAGTATTATAAAACAAATAATCATCGTGCAAGTTCTCTATAAACTCTGTTATTTGTTGAAAATCTTCTTCATCACATACATCTATATTTATCCATTCTTGGAATAGAACTTCACTTATGGAAAGAAACATATCTGTGTAGAATTTCGGAGAAGACATTTTTAAAATATTATTTTCATAATAATCATCTATTTGTTGATAAATATCCTGAATAATATCGAATACATCTTCATCTGTAAATGAATCAAACAATGGGATTGTTATATCAGTATCATTTGTTGTTGTTGAAATTATTGTATCATTATCTGTATCTGTAATATCTTCTTCTATATTTTCACTTGATGACGTTGTTGTATAATAACTGCTATCACTGGTTGAACTATCTGATAACCAAAATTCATATTCACTTGTATCTGACATTGCTTATATAATATATACACTTGTTTTTATATGTTGTATATATTATTACTTTGTATCTAGAACATTGTAAAATTGAATAATTATATCTATATATGAATAAATTAACTAACAAAATGAATAGATTACCAATTGAGCTTAAACGGTATATATACGGATACATATATCCGGATGTAAAAACTCATTACTTTATACATAAATATGGACTATATAATATAATTCAACAGTTTATAGATAGTAACCCTTACCTATACGCTGATGTTATTTATAAATCTATAGAAAAATACTTTCCTAATTATACACAAGAATTATATAAATATTTTATATTAGAATATGAAAAAATAGGGGGTCGAAAGATATATTGGCACGAACCAACAGAAGATATAGATAATGTTGAATATAAAAATTCTTTGATTAACGAATTAATAGAGATTATCAATTCAAAACCACTCCCTTATTCATATGGTTTGATTTCATCATATATGATTATGTATAATGATTCATTACATACAGAATATGATTCATTTGATGATGAATACTAATTGTTCTCTTTATCAATAGTTACCTCTTTGAGGATATTTTTCATTATTTTATCTTCAAATGATTTCGTTTCTTCCTTTCCATAACCACCTAGTGCTGCTTGTGAATATTTGAAAAATTTCTCACAGTTTTCCGAACCCAATATATCTACTTCTGGTGTTTTTTCATACCAAATTGGACGCATTTTATCATTTTTATATGCCACCCCTTTTACTGCTTTACGTAAACGCTCTTTATCTGAATCTTTTTCCCACTTTTCCGCATCTTTTATATACACCGTTTCTCGTTTTAAATCCGTACAATGTATTGGTCTGTTATATAAATCCATATTATTTATTCTTTCTATCATCACTCTAGATAAACCATCTACAAAACCCAATTCTCCTGTCTGAATGAAATCCTCCATAGTTATTTCCATTGATTTTATAAAGTCAGTTAGCGACATCGCATCTTTACACTTTTCATTAAGGAATACATTGAGATTAAACTTGTTATTACTGTTTATAGTATTGTTATTATTGTTACCCATATTTCCAGCCATTTCTATTATAATCTTTTGAAATTCACGTCGTTCTTCCAATATTAGGTCCTTAAATTCTTGGTTCTGTTTTAGTAATTCTACGACTAAAGATGGATTTTCAATAGGATTACGTTCATTGTTTGTATTAGTTAACTCTAATGCTTTACAATTTTTTTTATGATTACATAAAGTAGACATATGCTTATACTCTTTACCACAATGACAAGTATATTTATTGGATTGTGGTGGCTCTTTTTCATTAGGATTTGTTAGTCTATTATGTTTTGATGTGAGTAAATGTTTATTATAATTACTATATTTACTGCTTATAAAGTTACACTTTTCACATATATATTTTGAGGCATTTTTTTCATTTTTATTATTAGGCATTTTTCCTATATAATCCTAATAGAAAAATGCCTAAATACTTTTTTGCGTAATATATTTAATTTTTATATGCAGACAAACAAAATACAAAAATATTAAAAATACTGCATTTCAATAACAACCCCCATTTTTGAAAAGTGTTTTTAGAAAACTATTTTGACAAAATCGATTTTGGACATTTTTAAAATGTCCAAAATCAAAATCTTCGACGAACTTTTATTTTTACTTTTTCAGCGTAAAATATGTAATTAGTGGTTCTCTTTATCAATAGTTACTTGTTTCATTATATTTTTCATTATTTTATCTTCAAATGATTTGGTCTGTTCTTTTCCGTAACCGCCCAGTGCTGCCTGTGAGTATTTAAAGAATTTCTCACAGTTTTCCGAACCCAATACGTCTACATCCGGCGTTTCACTATACCAAATCGGTCGCATACTATCATTCTTGTATGCCACGCCTTTCACTGCCTTACGTAATTGTTCTTTATCGGCATCTTTTTCCCATTTTTCAGCATCTTTTATGTAAAGAGTTTCTCGTTTTAAATCAGTGCAGTGTATTGGTCTGTTATATAAGTCCATATTATTTATTCTTTCAATCATTACTCTGGATAACCCATCTACAAACCCAAGTTCTCCCGTTTGGATAAAATCTTCCATAGATATTTCCAATGACTTTACAAAGTCGGTTAGTGACATAGCATCTTTACACTTTTCATTAAGGAATACATTAAGATTAAAGCTATTATTCGTAGTATTGTTTGTTATATTGTTTGTAGTATTTCCGGAATTCTTTGCTAGGTCTAATATTTGTTTATTTTGTTCTTGTATCTGTTTGTTTTGCTCGACCATTAATTGTTTAAACTCATTATTTTGCTTCAATAGTTCTACAACTAATGTAGAATCCATTGCATCTATAGTAGATACTTCATTATTTGTATTGTTGGGTTCTATAGTAGCATCGATGACTATATCATTACATTTCTTACTGTGCTTCCATAATCCAGAACGAGAATTGAATAAACGACTGCATTTATCGCATTCATATATAATGGGGACTTTTACGTTTCCATCTGTTTCCATCATATGTTTTGCAGTCGTTAGATGTTTATTATAATCTTTTCTGTTACGAGTTTTATAGTTACATTTATTACATAAATATTTATGGGGATTTTTTGGGACTTTTTCGTTTCCAAATGTTTCCATTTCCCCTAAACTATGGAAACATAATTTGTCCCCTCTAAATACTTTTTTGCGTAATTTATTTAATTTTTTATGCAAACAAACGAAATACAAAAATACCAAAAATACTGCATTATGGTAACAACTGCCATTTTTGAAAAGTGTTTTTAGAAAACTATTTTGACAAAATCGATTTTGGACATTTTTAAAATGTCCAATTTCAAAATCTTCGCTGAACTTTTATTTTTACTTTTTCAGCGTAAAATATGTAAAATATGTAAAAATCCAATATATATAATGTTCTCCTATGTAAATGAGTAGTTCTAGAAAAATATTGGTTGATTTGACACCTAAGAAAACCAAGGAAGAAATAGAAGAAGAGAAAAATAAGAAAGAGGAAGAGAAGAAATCGAGAGAACCTAGAAAAAGAGTAGTTACAAACCACAAAAAATGGGGGTTCTCAGACGAAGAATTACAATGTTCTCGACAATTAGAATATATAATGGATATAAATAATGAAAATGCAAATGATAAAAAACAATATCGATTTATTTACGAGAGCTTTAGACAGAAGTTAAGTAGTTATCGTAACCAGGACTTATTGAAAGAGCGATATTCAGAGGAAAATTTCACAACAATAGAGAACATAATAGAATTATTACAAGAATGCGAGAACATTTGCTATTATTGTAGAGAACCGGTCAAAGTTCTCTATGAATATGTAAGAGAGCCGAAACAATGGACTCTAGAGCGAATAGATAATAAAATCGGTCATAATAAGGGAAATTTAATGATAGCGTGTTTAAGTTGTAATTTGGGTAGGAGAACAATGAATCAAGAAAGATATGTATTTACAAAACAACTGAGTATAGTAAAAAAAGAATAATGGATAAACCCATATATAAACAATGATATATTTGATAAATAATGGAAGATATCATTGAGAACATTGACAAAAATCATAAAAATATACACGAAAAACTCGACTATTTTCACAAAACGAATAAGATACCACATTTGATATTTCACGGAGAATCCGGTTCTGGAAAACGGTATATAGTAGACAAGTTTATACAGAAAATATACAATGGAGACCGGCATAAAATAAAACAAAATGTAATGTTAGTGAATTGCGCTCATGGTAAAGGTATCAAATTCATAAGAGATGACTTGAAATTTTTTGCGAAAACAAACATCCAATCAGATATAGGAGCAACATTTAAAACAATTATATTGATAAATGCCGATTTCTTAACCATAGACGCTCAGTCAGCATTACGTAGATGTATAGAATTATTCAGTTATAATACACGTTTTTTCATAGTTGTCGAGAACAAAAACAAATTACTGAATCCAATTTTATCCCGTTTTTGCGAGATTTATGTTCCAGAATACATAGAGAACAAAAACATAAAGAATCTCCACAAACAATTAATAGAATGTAATATGAACGGTGATAATAATTCTGTAAAATGGATAGATGAGAAAATGAATAATATAATTTTAGATAATCATATGGACTTAATGAATTTTGCTGAAGAGTTTTATCAAGAAGGTTTGTCTTGTTTTGATTTTATAGAATGGGTAAAAGAAACGACCAAATTAGATAATTTAAAAAAGAACGAAATAATAGTGTGTTTTAATACAATTAAGTCGGAGTTTAGAAGTGAGAAGTTATTATTATTGTATCTATTAGATTATTTGTATTTACGTTCAAACCCAACTTTAAAAAGTGTATTCACAATATAATTAGATGGACGATTTTGTTTTATCGAATTTACAAGAATCAAGGAACGAATGGTGTAGTCGTTTAGTGAGTATTTTTACACCCCTTGTTTTAGGAGGTATAAAATCAATATTCAATGAATCATGGAAAATATGTTTGGATAATGACGAGCCCAATAAATACCTAATGACATTTCAAAACTTACTGTCAAGAATTCCAAAATGGAATAATGAGATACTTGAGGAAGAACGAAAAAGAATCATTGAACGAAGTGGTTGTAATTATTTAGAAGATTTAATCACTTGCGTCCATATTATTCAATTGAAAGTGCTAACCTGCATTCGTGTAGGTAACAAGCAGAAGAAGATAGATATTTCAATCCCAAAATTAGACAGTTTCATTCACAAAGTATATATCAATGTAGCACGTAAAGTGTATTCGAACGTATATTTGTTTGATAAGAATGTATCACCCTTACAAAGTCAGAAAAACAACCGTGAATTGGAAAGTATTATACAGGAATGTATTTTGATTTCAATTCGTGAAAGTATACCAACTGAAGAAATTATACGTGCTTATATGGATGAAAGTGTAGAACAAGAGGAAGAAGTAATAATTGAAGACGTCGAAGAAGAAGAAAAAGAAGAGGAGAAGCCAATTGAAAAATCAGAAGTAGTAGACCCAGTTCAAGAAGAAACTATTCCCGATGTAGTTCCTTCGATTCAGAATGTAGATAATGAAAATGTAGTAACACAACTATCATTCAATGATATGGATGCTGTTTTGGATGAAGAAGATAATTTGAAAACAATTGAAGCACCCAAATCAATTGAAAGATTAGAAGAAATTAGCACAGAAAGAGCATTTCAGCGTAGACTAGAAGAAGAGGAATCCGATGATGAGAGAATACAAATCTCAACGGAACAGGTGGATTTACGTGATTTCGATGATTTAGATACACCAATTGTAAAGAAAAACGACGATAGTATAGTATTAGATGGAATAGAAGAATTATACTAATTTAGGGTATTCGTAATATTATGAATATAAAAATGAGAAAAATAATATTATAGATGGAAAAGGCATTTATACTTTCGTTTTTTATAACTTTTGTATTCTTTGTAGCAAAAATAATTGACATGAAATTTGTTAGCAAAGAATGGAAACCAATGAAAATAGTAATACGTGATACGGTAACAGTGTTATTAAGTAGTATTTTTTCCGTGGTAGTTTATTTCATAACAAATGGTAGAATGAGTGATTTCTTCAATGTGATTACTGAAAACAAAGTATTGAAACCATCAGCAACAGAAGTATTTACAGGCGAACCAGGTTTCTAATTATATTATCACATAGTTTGATAATATGATTATACAAAATTGATAACCCAATTATTTAAACTTATAACGGTAATATATAAAATGAGTGCGATTCAGGTTATCAAACAGTTTAAAAAGGAAGGTATAAGTGTCCTTGAGAATATACCAGAACAAAGGTATGCCACATTAATAAAAAAGGCAAATGATGCGTACTATAATGATAACGCATTAATGACAGATAATGAGTTTGATATTATAAAGGAATATTTTGAAAAGAAATATCCTAACAACCCAGTTTTAAAGAATATTGGTGCCCCCATAACTAAAAATAAAGTGACATTGCCATATAATATGCCTTCAATGGATAAAATAAAACCAGATACGGATGCTTTGGAAAAATGGATGAAAAAGTATACAGGAAATTACGTGTTATCTTGTAAATTGGACGGGGTTAGTGGAATGTATACAACTGAGAACAATACGCAAAAATTATATACTCGTGGAGATGGAACAGTAGGACAAGACGTAACCCACCTATTATCAGTATTAAATTTACCAAAAATAAAGGATATTGTGGTTCGTGGTGAATTTATAATATCCAAAACAAAGTTCGAAGAAAAATATAAATCAAAATTTGCGAATTCAAGAAATCTAGTAGCAGGTATAATAAATAGTAAAACAATAGATAATAAAGTAAATGATATGGATTTTGTAGCATATGAAGTAATTAAACCGGTGTTACGTCCAAGCGAACAAATGAAGGTATTAGAAACCTATGGATTTAATACAGTTCGTAATTTACAATTTGCGACTTTAACAAACGATTTATTATCACAATTATTAGTAGATTTGAGAAATAATTATGAATATGAAATAGACGGTATAATTGTATCAGATAATAAAAAATACGCACGCACAACAAGAAATCCAGAACATTCATTTGCTTTTAAAATGGTAATATCCGATCAAGTAGCAGAAGCAAAAGTAGTGGATGTAATTTGGAACGCTAGCAAAAGCGGGTATTTGAAACCACGCATAAGAATAGAACCTATAAACATAGGTGGTGTTAAAATAGAATATGCAACAGGTTTTAATGGAAAGTTCATAGAAAGTAATAAGATAGGTATTGGTGCTGTAGTTCAGATAATTCGTAGTGGAGATGTAATACCCTATATAAAATCAGTAACAACCGAAGCAGAAACCGCAAAAATGCCTGATGAACCTTATCATTGGAACGAAACCGGAGTTGATATTATATTAGATAACATAGATGATAATACAAGTGTAATAGAAAAAAATATAACGAGTTTCTTTGTAGGCATTAAAGTAGATGGGTTATCTACCGGTAACGTAAAAAGATTAATGAACGCAGGATATGATAGTATTATAAAAATAATTCATATGAAAAAGGAAGATTATGAAGGCATAGAAGGATTTCAAACTAAAATGATAAATAAAATATACAATGGAATACAAGAAAGATTAAGAGAATCCTCTTTGGTAGAAATAGTAGCGGCTTCAAATATATTAGGACGAGGCATAGGAAAACGTAAATTAGAACCAATATTCGAAGAATATCCCAATTTATTTACACTTCTAATTTCAAATGAAGATTTAAAACTGTTGTTGTTATCCGTAAATGGAATAGGTGAAGAAAATGCGAATAGTATAGTAAAGAACATGCAAAAAATGAAGCAATTTTTAGGAGAGGCGAATTTACTTTATAAGTTATGTAAAGATGGTAAAAAAGAAAAACAAGAATCAGCAAAACAAGAATCAATAAAAAACAAAGACCATATACTAAATGGAAAAACAATCGTAATGACAAAGATAAGAGATAAAACAATAATATCAGCATTGGAAGAGTTTGGTGGGAAATTAGAAAACAATATTACAAAAAAAACATTCGCTTTAATAACAAAAAGTCTAGACGATGTTTCATCAAAAACAAAAAAAGCTCAAGAATTAGGTATTCCAATAATGACACCAGAAGAGTTTATAAAAAAATATTTGTAAAATTATCGTTTCATTGTATTCAAACGAGGAGGTAGTAAATATACCTCATTTTCTTTTGCGAATCGTACTCGGCGTTTAGGTGATTTCATAACGTGAGTTGGATATAATGGTGGTATAAACAAAGTATTTACATGAGGCATTACAATCTTTATACAATACATTTTTTTATAATATTCAAATAAAAAAATGTCATAGATTTTATGCATAAATAGGTAATTTATCAATATCAATCAGATTTTCAACAGCATCAGTAGAATTGTAAACGAATTGATTAAAATAAGGAAATTCTAATTGTTTATCGGGGGTATGATTATGGACGGTTCTCGCGATCATTTTATATAGCTTAAATTCAGGATATCGCTCTTCCCCATTCTTTTTGTATAAAATGTTTTTCTTGTTATCATCTAAACACCATCTATATACAGTTTTTTGTAATTCATCATATTCAGAATATGGTAAATGGTCGGGAATAATGAAATCATAGATAGAACAACCAAGGCGACATAAATCAAAACTCATATTCGGTTCCAATCTGGATTTTTTATCATTAAAGAATGGTTCACAATTGTATTGCGAATTAGCATCTCCATCAGGTCCGAAACTATCAGAACAGTAGACTTTCCCATTAAATCTGTATATACTTCGTCCAAAATCAATAATTTTATAGATTTTTCCATAGGTAGGCACTTTGTATACAATACCATTGAATTTATAATATAGAAATTCTATATTAGTGTTGATATACATAATGTTGTTAGTATGAAGATCATTATGGGTAAAATGAAAAAGTTTCTGGTATATTAGTAGTGTCATAATAACTTGAAACAACGCACCTGCGGCTTTGGTGCTATTAATAGTTCCATTGGTAAATAACTGGTCTAAAGTGCCATCACATTTTTCAAGAGAAATCATTTGTATAGGGAAATTACGAATATATGCATGTTGGTCTTCGTCGGTTAAATTACATTCACTACCATCATCTGTATCACTTATTGAACTATCATTGTCAGATTCATCAAGAGTTTCCCAAGAAGAATGTGTATCTGAATCAGTTGTATAAGCAAGAGAACTATCATCACTACTCGAATCATCATTAATAGTAATTTGGTTATCTTCAATATCATTATTAATGTCTGTATTTTCTACATTAAATTTACAATCATATATTAAACAATCATCTATATTTTCATCACTGTTAGGTATTTCCGTAATGAGTTCAGAAAGTGATACAGCAGTAATATTATGATTTGATTTTGAAATATGTAACTTGGAACGTTTTTTTCTGGAAGAATCTATATGGTCGTCTAAAGAATCTACATTTTCAAGAGTATAAAGTGTATCAATATTCTCATTAAAAAAATCAGATTCTTGCATGTAATCAATATCATCGCTAACATTATATTTAAATTTATCTTGTATACCTAGAAAGGAGCCAAAAAAATCAATACAATTAAGTATATTATGTTGATGAAGAACCATACTGCTAATATAATAGAAAAATGTATCAACATAAGAGCAGTTATTGGGTTCCTTTATTTTTGGAAGCAAAGTATGTGAAATATCACAAGAAATATCACTAGGGTAGGGTAGATTATGAATTAGATCTTTTTGAGTTTCATATTTTCCAACCATATATCGTAGAGGATCAATAACCGGAGAATATTTGATGAAAATATCTTTCTCAAACTTTTCATTATTACAATCAACAACAGTTTTATGATCCACAAAATGATATTTATGATTCAACTGTATATTATTGTAATTTTTGGATGACAATGTAAATAAGGATTCATATATAGGATTATATTGTTGTAAGTTCTCTATTTTGAAAGGATTATATTCGTATAAAGTATCATTTTCAGTTGGCACATAGGTTTCTTCTAAAGATGAAATATTAATATTTTTTAATTTGCGATATCCGATTGTAAATTTATTTTGTAGTTGATTATTCATAGATAAATTTATTATAATTGTTTAATACATTTTTATTAAACAATACAAACTCATAGATAAGATAATTCGTTTAAAGTAATTTAGTATAATATAGTGATAAAGTATTAAAGGAAATGAGTTTAGAATTAAAAAAATTTAATATGCGTGAAATTACATTTAAACCGGATGAAAATAAAGGACCAGTTATAGTAATGATTGGACGTCGTGATACAGGTAAATCATTTTTGGTAAGAGATTTATTATTTTATCATCAGGATATCCCCGTAGGAACAGTAATGTCAGGAACAGAAGCAGGAAATGGATTTTATTCAGCTCACGTGCCAAAGTTATTTATTCACGAAGAATACAATACAGTATTGATTGAGAACATTTTGAGAAGACAAAAGACGGTATTAAAACAAGTAAATAAAGAAATAGAAACACATAAAAAGACAACCATAGACCCTCGTGCTTTTGTGATATTAGATGATTGTTTATACGATCAATCCTGGACTCGTGATAAAATGATGAGATTGTTGTTTATGAATGGTCGTCATTGGAAAATTATGTTAATAATTACAATGCAGTATCCGTTAGGTATTCCACCGAATTTAAGAACAAATATAGATTATGTATTTATTTTGAGAGAACCTTATTTAACAAATCGTAAGAGAATCTGGGAAAATTATGCGAGTATGTTTCCAACCTTGGAGTCATTTTGTAGTGTAATGGACCAGACAACGGAAAATTATGAATGTTTGGTAATTAATAATAATGCGAAATCAAACAAATTAAACGATCAGATTTTTTGGTATAAAGCAGAAAGTCATCCAAATTTTAGATTAGGTGCGAAAGAATTCTGGGAAATATCTAAAAATATGGGTTCTGACGATGAAGATGATGTATATGACCCAAATAAATCAAAAAAGAATAAGGGTCCAGCAATAAATGTAAAGAAAAGTAAATGGTAAATAAGATAATATACATTGGATATCTTATTTACATTATGGGTCGTATAAACTTTCATCTACGATAATTTCATCATCAGAATCAAATAAATCATCAGAATCAAATAAATCAGCATCGTCTATAAATCCATCTCTAGTATTTTCATCATTAGCCATAGTAGTATCTAACATTAACCTGGCGAAACTAGGATCAATAATATTTTGTATAATATCAGCCCTAGTGATAGTATGAAATGTTTCAGTACTGGATGTTAGGTCAGCAGGTTCCGTAAAATTATATAATATATTAGATGTAATATTCCCACTTGACATATCTTCATTATTATCACTTTCGTTATCATTATTTGTAATAGATAGGTCTTCATTATTATATAAAGTTTTTTCAGTGTTTCCATCAACAGTAACAAATGAAACATATCTTTTTCTATTTGCTAATGAAAGTATACGTCGTCCAAAACGAGGTGTTTGTTGAATGAATTTTCTAATTTTGGAAGAAAAAATTTTGGAATGTTTATTTTTAATAGTTGTATCGATAGCGTATTTATAACGAAGATAGTCAGGTAAAATATTTTTAAATGTATCAATTAAAATTTTTTTAGGGAAATCATAATGTATTTTAATCGGATAATTCTGTAACATATCATATATATAATCAATTATCATATCTTCATCTTCATTGTTAACAAATTGGTTAATATAATGACTACGAATGATGGATTGATTACTATTGAAAAAATCATCAATATCAAAATTACACAAAAAATATTGTTGTATGATATTAGGTACTACAAGCAATCGTTCTTTCATTTTGAAATAGATATTATATAATGTAGCGGTTGTAAATTCGATACCACTATATGGATTTTTCGGTTTTACTGGCTCAGCACAAAAATCAGGTGAATTACATATAGCAGATATAATAATACGCGAGAGGTCTTGCAATGTAAATAGATATATACATTTATTTTCAAACAATGAAAATGTATTTTTTTGTGTCATTGAAATAGGTGATAAAAATAAATCATTATGGACTTTCAATTTATAGTTTTTAATTTTAATTCTCCTTGCGAAACGATTAAACGCCCAATATACTTTTTGAATACGATAAAAAAACATTAAAAAGTTGAGTTTATCATCTTGTTTAATAAAATAGTTTTCAATATATTGATCGTTAAAAATACAAAATTTATCCTTATCAGACAATACAAAACAATTTTTAATAAAATTAATATGAGTGTTATCACTTTCAAGTTTGTCAAATATGTGGGGTATATATGTTTTGGATGAAAAATTATGAAAATTGTCAATGGTTATATCATCACTAAACTGAATATCTTTTATAAATATTTTATGCGCTATATATGTAAAAGTTTTCATAATTCACTATTAATAATATACGAAATTATTTATATCTTTTAGATATAATATAAAGCATGTTAAAAATAGCACATAGAGGATTATCCGCAACAAATCCAGACAACTCAATTGAGTCATTTGTATGTGCTGTAGAAGCAGGATTTGATATGATAGAATTAGATATACAGTTATGCAAAAACAATGAAATAGTAGTATTTCACGATAGAAGTTTACACGGTAAGATGATTCAAGATTATACTTTACATGAATTAGAAGAACTGGGTGTTATATCATTAAAAACGTTTTTTACTGTTATTGATAGTAAATATATTCAAATCTATTTAGATCTAAAAGGAGACGTAGAAATAGTTGATTATCTAATAGATTTTATATTGAATAATAACAAAATAGTATATTTACCAAATCTTTCAATAGCATCATTCAATCGAAAAATGATAGATATATTATCGAATATAGAAACATTACTTCAAATAGGTTTTATTACGAGTAATAACTATAGTAATAAAGAATGGAAAGAGTTGTTACGTAATGTGGATTTTGTAAGCATATCATTTGATGTTCTCGACCATGAAACCGTAGATTTTTTACATAAATACGGTAAACCCGTGTATGTATATACTTGTCATAACAAAGCAGAATTAGATTATGTAAAAAAATTTAATATAGATGGAATAGTATCCAATATAGTTATTGAATAAAAATATCACATATAATTTTATTCAATATATGAAACCAACTTAATCATCCTTTTTAGAGTCATCTATTTTCAATTCATCGCGAATATTTGCTGATTCAGTATTACTAACTTCACGTGATTCAAAATCAACCTCTTCCTTTACACCACTTAGATTTCCTTCTTCATCAATTGTTTGCGTGAGAACATTACCACTCTTCTTAGCCTTTTCAATATTCTCCATAATAGCCTTCTTTTTAGTTTCACGAACACGTTCCTCGAACTCCTTTTTAGCAGCTTCTTCATTCTTCATCTTTTCAGCGTGAAGTGCGTTAAGCTCATCTTCCATATGTTCGACACGACCAGTTTTATAAGCATCGGGGTCCCAAGGAATCCAAACTCCTACTGGACCGACATAAATGTCGTGATTAGGGTCACCTTCTCTTAGCTTCTTGCATTTCTCTTCCGCTTCATCTTGAGTATTAAATACACCTCTAATCTTGAGACCTCTAACGGAAGTCTGAAAAGCGTGGTCTCGGTTAAATTGTTCGTTAAGTTTTTCTTCTTGTTTATCCAAAAAGTTTTTATAATCGTCTTCAATGCCACTCTTCTTGAGTTTATCACTTTCCTCCTTTACAAAGTCATTGAAATCGCTGATAAGAGTTTCAACATTCATATTGTGCTTATAAGCAATAAAATGTATAAATTCGAAATACCTTTCCATAGATTTAGAGAATTCCCAGTTCTTAACAAACTGGTTAAACAGGTAAACCTCACGTTTTTGAAGAATCTTTTCAGGTGATACAAACGACATACACGCAAATTTTTGTCCTGATATAGGTTGATCTTCATCACACAAGTCAACATATTTACTATTTAGTGTTCCATCGCTATTCTTCTTTTTTTCGTATCCAGACATTTTAGGAATATATACTCTATAACATTCACTGTTTAAGTGTTTTCATAATTAATTATTAAAATTTTTTTATTATATTATAATATAAACATAAAATGTTTGATTTGAACGAGTTAGTAAAACGTGCTATTAAGTACTTGATTGAGGGTTTAGTAGTAGCCTTAGCTGCTTTCGCTATCCCAAAGAAGCAACTTAATGTTGAGGAGATCATCATTATTGCCTTGACTGCTGCTGCCACATTTAGCATCCTTGATGTATTCATCCCTGCCATGGGTTCTTCCGCTCGTGGAGGTGCTGGTTTCGGTATTGGTGCTAACTTGGTTGGTGGTCTTAAGATGGCAGCATAAACTTTAGAATTTTATTGAATAAGACATATACTTCAATAAAATAATAATACCTAACATAGTATAAAAAGAAGTATTATATATATTGTAATGGAAATCGATAATAAGGAACATATAGACCAATTGAATAAAGAAATAGAGATGTTACATTCGCAGATACATACATTAAAAACACGACTTGCAAAATATACAAATAATGATAGACACAAGAAGTATTACGAAAAAAATAAGGAAAGAATAAAGGAGAATGCTAAGCGTTATATTGAAAAATTAAAGGAAGAGAATCCTGAAAAATTAAAAACTTATAGACAAAGAGCATATCAAAACAGAAAACAAAAAGATAACACAAATAATTAAGCGTCATAGTAAGGATTATCGTGTATTTTCATACCACAATATTCTTGAGGATCTTTCTTATAATCAACTGGATTATGAATACCAGCTTCTTTTGCGCATTCTAACATAAATTTAAAATTACTCCAGAATTCGCTTTTATGTCCGATTGATTTTGTCATAACATGTGATAATTCGTGTATGGCTACAAAAGTTAGAGTATTCTCGTCAATAAGATTATCATTATCGCCTTTTTGCTTATTTAAACAAAATGCGACTTTTTCACCTTTATTTTCACTATATGCGGTATAACTACTGGTAGGCAAAGTTTCTGAAATTTTTTGTGGATTGAAATTTTCTTTAAGGCGTTTCACATTTTCTTTATTTGGATATTTATCAACAACATATGCTACAAGATCTTTACATCTTTCGGTAATTTTTGCTAATAAATCAGCCGCTTTTTCAATATTTTCTCGTTCGCGAACACAATATTTATTACCATCTACGCTGGATACTATACATTTTAATTGAAAACTTTCGTAATTTTCACGATAAATGTAATAACTGGTGCTTAATATAAAACCTATTATGAAATATCCTAAAATGTCTTCACTTCTCATTATATATTGTGTTGATATATATGTTTTTACATCGAAAAATATTATATAACTAATGTGAATTATATAATATTAACAAATTTATGCGCTACCGATTTCAAGTTGTTGACGAGTAGCATCACCCTCAATAGTGCTCTGGTTCCATGGTCCTACATCAGCCTTGGGAATAGTAGGGTCAGAACGAAGTTGAAGATTGGCATTTCTCATTGATTGACCGATGGTATCAAGACCAATATGGTAACCAGCCTCAAGAAGGTCGGGCATCTTGACACCCTCAGCATCGATGTTGGTGGGGTTTAAGTTGTTCCACTCACTGTTCTTATCAGTAGGTAACAAATCAGAAGGGTTAGCTACGGGTTGAAGAGCATACCCATTTTCAGCCTTTCCAGAGGAAGGAGCGGGCTCAGCAGCATCGTTTTTCTCTTCTTCGGCTTCTTTCTCTTCGGAACCATCCTCCATCATATCACGGACCATCTTCATTTGTCCGTTGTAGGATAATAAACCCCAGATGGCAATCATAGAAATAATTAATACTAACAACATTTTTGGTGTAAAAAACTTAGCAAGACCAGATTGAATCGCCTTAAACATTATTCGTTTATATAAACGGCTGATAAAAAATATTTTCGTGATAATGTATTTTTTGCTAAAATATTAGTTATTCTCGAATAAGTTCGTTAATTGATACTCTCATTATCAATATCTAAATCACTAGTATCACTATCATCGATATTATCAAGCATATATGTATTTTTGATGTTTTTGGCTTCTAAATATGCGGCTAATGCTAATTCACGAGCCCGTTTGGCTTTTTCACGTGCGTCTCTATACATTTTATAATATACTTCGTTCGGATTTTTCAATGTGATATTATTATCATCGGGTAACTCTTCTAAAGTAAGGTCAATTTCTTCCATTGAATTAGTATCTTTGTTTTCAATTATTTCAATAGGTGTCGTTTCTTCAACATTTTCATTGTTATCAATATTTACATTTTGAGTATTGTCTTCATTAATTATAGTTTCAACAGTTGTATCATTATCTGTAAAATTTCCTAAATTATTATCACTATCAGTTGATACAGTAGAATTTTCAATAATATCTTGAATATCATTCATTACCTCCGATACTTCTTCGTTAATATTACTTTCTATTGCAATATTGGTAACAATATTGGCTTCTGTATGATTTGTATTGTTATCTAAAGTGTCTTCTTCTGTATTTTCTTCCATATTATTTTCAATATTTTCTTCAATATTTTCTTCAGTATCTCCTCTATTTATTGTATCGTTGTTCGTAGTATTAATAGATGGTATATTGTTTGATTTTATAATGCATTTATCGAATAGATGTAATTCTTGTGGGCGCATTACGAGAGCTTGTTTCATTTCAATTTCTATTTGAAAACTTCTTGGAGAGCATTTAATGCCTTGAACTTCCAGAATATTCATTAATTTAGTGTTTTCATCAATAGTTGTGAAATCAACAATGTTCTCGTCTTCGTCGTATATTTTTATAATAGGTTTTTCTAATGCGGTTGGTATATTAGTTCTTACACTGTAAAATTTACCTGATTTATAAATTTTCAAAAGGGATGTGAAATAGTTCTCAATATCTGCTTTTTCCATATCTCCATCAAACCATTCATTGCGACGGTTATAAATATATTGAATGCAATGTTCTTCTAGCTTTTCAAACCATTGTATAATATATTCGTCTTCATTTGTAAATAGTAAATCAGTGTAGTATTTCCTTCCGTTTTTTACAAAACCGTTGCGTGTGTTACAAGAAGGTGGTTGTATATAAACGGGGATGTTCTACTTTTTAAAACGGATGAAATAATTACCACCAGATATAAGAGTAGGTTTTGATAGTATTAACTTTGAAAAATCGAAAGAAAGTAGTTTATCACTTGTATCGTAAATGTTCTCCATAATATTTTTATGTATAGTTCTCTTTATTATAATTTTATCAATAAAGAATTATACGTTTAAATATAGTAGTAACAATCTGTATATTATTTATTATTATGTATGAAGAGTATACGCGAGAGTTGTATTGAATTTTTTCAAGATGAGAGTATTAAGAGAGATTTACGTGAAATAGCAAAGCCAATATTAGATACAATATACGATGAATTAAATATATATGTTTGGATAATCCTAGTGTATAATATATTTTTGATATTTATCATTTTAGCAAATTTGTTTTTGTTAATACGAATACTGAGATATTCAAATAAAGTATCTTATATAGATTAAAATGTGGTATTATAATATAATGGCTTCTCATAAAGCAAATAAACGTTCATACAAAAAACGTTCAATGAAAAAACGCCCACAAAAGGGAGGTGGAGTATGTGATATAATATGTCCTCAAAAGAAAGATGAGGAAGAAACGCCTGAAGAAATGGATATAGAAGAAGATGTAGAAACACCTACCACTGAAGAAATGAACGTTGAAGAACCTGAGGAAGAGGAAGAAGAAAAAGATGAAGAAGAAAAAGATGAAGAAGAAACTTCAATGGAAGTAGCAACACCAGAAGAAGAAAAGGAAGAGGAAGAGAATATCGGTGGAGCTAAAAAATCACGTAAAAACAAACCCAAGAAGGGAGGAAAAAGTAAGGGAAAAACCGCAAAAAAGAAGAAACAAAGCAATTGGACCAAATTCGTAACAGAATTATACAAACAAAATAAATTAAAAAATCCTAATTATATGTTTAAAGAGGCGTTAAAAGAGGCTGCCAAATTATATAAAAAATAAGTAAATAGTTAAAAACGTATTTAGTAATATTAAAAATGAGTAATATTACTAACAATAATCAAAGTTTAACAGTCTATTCAAATAAATCAGAACGAGAACTTTTGATAGAAAATGTGAAAAATTGGACGTTATTAGACGAAAAATTACGTATAATTAATGAAAAAACGAAACATATACGTGAGATGAAAACCAAACTAACAAGAGATATCCATTCATATATAAAAACAAATAATATAACAACTAATATAGGTATAAGTGACGGAGAACTAAGAGTATTCGATAGAAAAGACTATCAACCATTGACTTTTTCTTATATAGAGAAATGTTTGAGTGAAATTATAAACGATAAATCACACGTGGAATTCATAATAAAATATTTGAAAGAGAAACGTGAAGTATCAACAACACCGGATATAAAACGTATTTCAACCAAATTATAAATATATCTACTATATATAATGTTTAAGGTAGATACATCAGATTTTCAAGAAAATGTATTCAGAAAAGATATAGCGGGTGATACTCAATTTGGAGGTTATCCTATAACAAATTTAATTAATAATAAAAATGAAGAAACTATTATGTTAGGAGGTTCAAATAAAATTGGAAGTTCTCGATTTGATGGCTTAGTAGTCCCAATAGGATTAATGTTAAATGATACAACCAAAAATGGTGGATGTTCTCAATTGTCAAATATAAAATTAGTAAATACTGGTGAAATAATAAATGATGATTTATTCGACAAGTTATTTATCAACGTAAAACAAAATAATAAAGACAATAATAAAACAAGAAAAATAAGAAAATAAAACAATAAGTATATGAACCATTATATATAAGTAATGGTTCATATTGGAATTATACCAGATGGGAATAGACGATGGTGTAAGAAAAATAATTATGGTTTAGATACACTATGTGATAAATGGGTAGATATTATATTAACTACTATAAACGATAATATACAACATTTTAAATCAAACAAAATTAATAAATATAAGCACCTACAAGAAGTTGATGAAATAAGTTTATATGTATGTTCGATTGATAATATGAATAGGAATGACGGCACTAAAGAAACGATCTTTAATTTCATTCGAAAATTGGTAGATATTTATAAAAACAAAGAAAAAGAACTAGACACAAAAATTTTAAATAACATTCGAGAACATTTACAAATTACGAAAATAAATATAATAGGGGATATAGAATCATTACCAGAGGATATACAAAAATTATGTATTGAATTGTCAAAGGAAAAAGAAAATATACAATATACGGTTAATATAGCAATTGCGTATGATTATAAAAAAGATATGATAAATTATGGTAATAATAACATAACCAATTACAATCGAGAACAATCAAATATAGATATATTATTTCGAAGTGGTGGCGAAAAACGTATATCGGGATTTTTCCCAACAAAGGTTCTTTATTCCGAGTTGTTTTTCGAAAAAAAATTGTGGCCTGAAATAACATTAGATGACTTAAATCGTATTGTAAAACTATTCAAAAAAAGAGAAAGGAGGTTTGGTAAATAATTAGTAATTATCATAATAATATAATTACTAATCAACAGATGACAATTAGTATCTAGACCAATTATTATTGTTGAAAGAATTTAATTTAAGTTTGTCAGAATTTTCTTTCCAGTAGTTAATTTTTTTCTGTAATTCTTTATCTTCAGCGGTAAGTGGGACAGGATGTTCTTGTTGGGTTTCTAATCGTTTGAGGTCATTTTCAGTAGGTTTTGGTTTTTTACCATAACAGTTGACACCAAACTTGATATATGGATTATCAATATAACCGCCATTTACACCTGGACGACCACAATTGTTTTTCTTCTTTGGGAATTTCTGTAATTTATCCCAAGTATCTTTTTGTGTAGGGAAGAAAGCCATTTGTCCGTCGGACCAACCATAATTACACCATTCAGCGCCGTTATTATATGCACTTTCAATTTGGTCGTAGGTTGCTAATTTAGCACCAAATGAGCTACATACAGCCTGAGCGTCTTCGTATGAATATTTGTTGTCAGCAATGTTAAATACTTCATCTTGTTCTATAGGTATTTGAGGAAGAACTTCACCATCAACTAACTGTTGTTCTTCTGGTTTGTCTTCTTCAGAAGGACGAATATAGTCCAGAATATTTACATCAAAGACCTTCTGAATAAATACAACAATACCAGATAATATCAGTCCAAACCAAGCAGTATTCTCAATTAACGATATGAAAAACGGTTTTGAAGAATATGACATGGGAACACGGAATAAGTAAACGATAATATATAAAGAAATAATGAATAGAGAGGTTGCTACTATTGTGTTGGCGTCTTCCAATTGTGTTAACACACTTTCGTATAAATTACGCATATCATCTTCAATTTGTTCCTTTGATTTCGATGTGTAATAAGTAACACTAAATACAAAGACACTTATGAAAAATATAAAATCTAATGTTCTACCTAAATTACGCTGAAATTGTCCGGGTTCACTACCTTTATTGAAAAACATTCCTAAAACATAGTAAACAACAATATATATTGCTAAAAACCACAATAATAAGAACATGTTAGATGTAGTTAGATATTTATTGGAAATATCGCTGATAATACTGGGTTCTTCTTCAGAAGTATTTTCTTCGGTAGAGTTTTCTTCAGTAGTTTCATTATTAGCACTACCTTCTTCGGGACTTTTATTCTCAGGTGTTTCTGTGTTTGTTGGTTCTGCGGTATCATTATTAGTTGTGTCACTTTTACCTTCACTCAATTCGCTTAAATGTTGTTTTTTATCTTCGTTATACTGATTGGATGCTTCTGTATCGTTATTATAATCAGTATCTAGATTACCCGAATTATATTGTAAATTATTGTTATTAGACATAGTTTATATTATATTTGGCTATTTTTTTTACGATAGAATAAACAATATGCCATTGATGTAACCATTCGATTGGGGTCTTCTACACTTTCTATGACATGGTCGTTAAAATGAATCCATTTATTACTTGCATGTTTTACAAATGCACTATAATGACCTCCGGTAGTTCCTCCATTATGATTACAAACACCAAACAAATCATAAACATAAGATTTTGGGTTATAACCAAGAACATATCTTGACAAATCTAAATTCTCAATCGGAAAATTAATTTTAGCATTAATTTTACGTTGTCCGTCGGGTGTAAATCGTTTTAAAACAATCACTAAAATTTTCGGAAAGTTCCAAAATACAACATTCTTTTTAACATCTTGTTTTTCTTTAGTATTTTCATTATACCAAGCATTATCACCTTCAAGAACATCTGGTTTTACAAACAAATTAAAACAATCATATAAATTAGTTTTTACATTATTCCCATCTAATATAGGTAGATCCAATATAAAATATGATTCGGGTTTCAATACAAGTGATTTTTTTCCTTCTATATCAGTAATTTGATTAACATAAATACCATAATACAAATCTACAATTTCGGAATACTCTTTTTCATAGAGATTCTGAAGTAACCTGTAACATTCTACAGCAAGTTTATCTGTAATATTTTCAACATTACCAGAAATTTTCATTTTTACACTACGACGTATACTATTGTGAATACAGTCAATAAAAAACATGAAATATTCGGGCATATCATTTTGCGAAAATCCAGAAAATAGTTCTCTTCCTTTCTTCTTAGCAAGTTCTTGTGTAATATGAATAAATTTTTTAGGTGAAACAACACCATTGCCACTCCACATTACTTTACGCAATTCATCCCATGCAATAGTGGCTTCACTATCAATAATATCCTTATTTAGATGTTCATTATATTTTGGTGAATCAAAAAAATCATTCAATTCGTATGTATGGCTAATAACCTGCATACACGAGTTTAAAAAACACGTATTCCCCAGATTTTCTATTCCAGTTATACCATTTTTTTCATATTTGCTTAAGTCCATAATTTTCTATAATAAAAAAGAATATAGATATTTCTTTACACCATTTATATAAAATATAATAATTATGAGTGGTTTTCCAAATTTTAGTTTCCAAACGCCTTTATTTTCATCATTTCAATACCCACCAAATAACAATACTAATAACGAATTTAATTTAGAAGATAATGATAGAATGATTAATGATACAGTAAGCATGTATCGAAATTTAACTCAAACTATGCGAGATATGACAATAGGTTATAATACAGTTATTAACAGTTATAATCAGAATATGACAAGGTCAATAACCTTATTAGATGAATATAGAAGAGATATAACACGATTACAGACACATTTGTTAAATAGACGTTTTTTACGTGAATCTTCAAACGTATCACAGTCCACGAATCAAACAACATCTGGTAACTCTCAACAAAATACAAGACAAACTACTAGAAATAGTAATCAGCAAGTAGGTAGTAATCTATCTGAACGCCAAGTAAATAGGAGAGCACGTCAAATAAGACAGACACCTAGAAGTCAAGTATTTAGTCACGCAGGATTAAACAATACATTGTTTTCTAATGTATTTACGTTACCTCAAAATTTATTTCAAAACTTGAATTATAATTTTGAAAACGTTGTTGTTAGACCATCGCAAGAGCAAATAGATAATGCTGTAGAACAATTAATATACACGGAAGATGAAAATTTAATTAATACACGTTGTCCGATAACAATGGATGATTTTACTGTAGGAGAGAGACTACTACGTATTAGGCATTGCGGACATACATTTCGTGAAGATTCTATCAATAATTGGTTTACTACTAATGTTAGATGTCCGGTATGTAGGTATGATATACGTGATTATGGAACTAATTCATCTTCTAGTGATGTTTCGATGAATACTAATAATACAAATGAAACAGAAGATGATAACAATGAAAATACAAATAATTCTTTAGATGAGCTATCCGAACAATTAACAAGTTTATTTTCAAATATAATTCAAAGAACCGCAAATCAAACGACCGATGCTTCTTTGAATAGACACTATACATTAGATATACCAATAACTGTAACTACACGATATGAAGAAGAAGATGACAATGATGATGGAATAGAAATAGATTAAAAAATAACAATCATAATAATGCTATTTTTTAATATTTTTGTTTATTTTTTTACAAAGAATGAATCCAATGTTTGTATGCGATGTTTTCTATTATAGATAGTAGATAAAACCTTATCAAATAACAATACCTTTATTTTGGCACTGCATATTTTTTCCCTTTTCTTCATAAATGTTTCCAGGTCATAACCTTCGTCTTCTAATTTTTGGATATCTTTTTGGTGGGTTTTAATAGCTGACCGTTTATTTTGCATAGTCCATATTTGTTCTAATGCTAGTCCAAATAGTTGTTGTAAGGGTTTCATTAATTGGTTTGTAATATAATGTGTATAATCAATTTGTAGTTTGTTTTCTATAATGTATTCAGGGGTTTCGATTTTATCACCCATCAATGCTTTTGGTTTATCATTCACAATAAATACAAATTTCATTCTATCACCGGGTTTTGGTTTATTACCAGGGTCTCTTTGACCTATACGGTCAGCTAATACTTTATGACCTATTTGATTTGGGTTTTTATAATATCCTTTTAATGCCTTTGTAATGGTAAGTTTATCCATACTTACTTTGCCCTCAATTAAATTAGATAATGCTTGTTCCAAATATTTGATGGCACCTTCTATGTTATTATCTTTCATCAGAATATTCAATATATCGCCATATACATCTTTTAGATAGTCACAAGAATCACGTCTTTTAATCGATAGACCCATATATTTCAAATATGCTTTATTAGGGTCATCTTCATATAACATTCCAACATATCTCTTTTTTGATAGTAATATAAATGGCATCAACGTTTTTTCATATTCCAAAAACATAGGCGGTTTCAAATAATTACTACATACAACCTCTATATCTTTGGATATTTCGATTGTACCTTCTAATGCTTTTTGTCCTCTGATTTTTTCACCAGTTACAGGGTCTTCAAGATTAAGAGTATAAAATACAGAATCAGTATCGCCATAAACATATTCAGCCTTACATCTCATAGGTCCGTGACATTTTGTATCGTATACCAAATCACCATAGATTTCTTCTATCATTCTTCGAGCATACATAATCATCATACGACCAGTTGCTGTAGTAGATGCGGCTACATCCTTCTCATAAAATGTAGATGTTCTGGCACCACATTGACCGTATAACGAATTCGCCGTTACCTTATATCCAAGTTGTCTTTTATCTAAAATGTTTTGCATAAATGGATCTTTTTCAGTTTTAATCATTTTCCGTGTGTCTTTTCTTGCTTTTAATAATTCTTCAAGAATAGAAGGCATAATTGATTTTTGATTATCGGGTAATTGAGCCCATCTACATTTCATATGACCTACTTTTGTTTTTTCTGCTCTGGATGTGGGATTTTTACGAATGTATCTATAATTATCGAATTCAATATCAATATATTGGTATTCAGGTAAATTATCATATATAAAATTACCATCTTTATCTCGTTCGCCAGTAATTTTGATTAAGTTACCATCAAGATCGTATGTTTTGGTCCATACTTTACTATCGTGTGAATAATTCTGACTAATCATTGAAGATGGATAAAGAGATGAATAATCTACACAAGCTACTGGATTATCCATATACATAGAGCATTTTGGTGGAAGAACAATAGCACCTTCATAACCTTCCGCATCACCAGATTTATCCAAGTCAGGCATAAGTGTATTTTTTTCTCTACATTTTTTCGCAACATAACTGGTTAGTTTAATACCTTGACCTCTGAATACCAAGAAACTGATAGGGACACTACAAATACTAGCCATCTCTGTATATCCAGTAACAACATCAATCTTATTCATAAGATGATGAACGAGGTTACAATCTTGAATACAATATTTCGCAACAATAGCTCTATCACTTGATGAACCATTGGCTAAACGGAAAATGTCTTGAGGAGTTACATCGTCTTTTGCTGTTCCCCATTTTAAGGATTTGGCTGTTTCGAGTTGTTTTTCATGGTCTTGTATGATAATAACATTGAATACATTTGTTTTGTCATTTTCAGTTACTTCACGATTAAAGTCAATATCCAATACCTTGAATTTTTGACCGTTTTTATAGTAATTAGTAGTAACACCACCAAACTCAATATGAATAAAATCATTTTTATGAAGTCCAGTTAAGTTTTTGCTATATAGTTCAGTTACATTACCGTATTCAGTATGATTACAGCATACAACCTTTTTGATACTATCGCTGATATATTGACCGGCTACATCGTCTAATTTATAAGATGATAAGTTAAAATCTCTTCGGAAATAAGCATACATATCTATTTGAAGCCGACCAGTCATTTTAAAATATCTCAAATCATAGTCACCGCTCGCTATTTGCATTTTAGTATTTTCAATATTGAGTTGTCGTGTGGTTCTATCTTCGTTAGCACATAATTCATTTAATTTCCTGGATAACAATAAGAACTGTCTTTCACACTTATTTTCTTGAGCTCGTCTAAACATAAACTCATAATCAAAACCAAATATGTTATAACCAATCATAATGTCTGGGTTTTCAGTTTGTATCAATTTCGCCCATTGTAATAATAAATTCTTCTCACTATTGGCAGTTTCAATTATAGTTCCATCAACTTCATCACAAGAACCTAATACTAAACAATGATTCATATATGGTTCGGGGTCACCATATTTCATAAAGGTAGAACCAATAAATGTAACTTTGTCCCCCTCAAGTGGTGGAAATAATAATGTAATAATCTCATTCGATAGTTGTATTTTTTCATCTCGATCATATTTGTCACTAAGCAATACATCGATAATTGTGGATTTTTTATTAGTACGTGTCTTTTTTTCGTAAGGCTTATAAGTATAAGTATTCTCTTCACCATTTTCATTAGCTCCCAATTCATCGCTATCGCCACCAACACCTTCAGTCTGATATTCTTGATTTACTTTATCAAACATTTTATCTATTCGAAGCAACTCTGAATTTTCATCATTACCGTGTTCTAATTTTGCTTTTTCAATGGGTGTTTTAATGAGGATATTTATTTTGTCTTGAATATATTCCTTTGTAACCTTTGATTTTGGATAAACGATATCAATATCGTCAAAATTGTTATACCCAAAAGCAGTCATTACACATTTTTCTAGCAAATTCGAGCTATTTTTCTTATCCAGAAATTGTAATTGTTGTAAAAATACATCAACTAAATTGGTAGCAAAACGTTTATAGGTCTTAATAGGAATTGGAAAATCACCATGGCTACTACTAGCTTCAATATCAAAACTACATATTTTGAAAGGAACTCGTGTTTCTTTTTCAGGCATAGGTGTCAAATCCTTCAACGAGCATTTATATTCATATTTACACGTTGTGGTTAGAATTGGTGGTTTTATCATACGAGATGTATTAAACGAAACCCATCCAGACGGACTAATTGAATTTACATGGAAGTATCGTAACAACGGAGGAATATTACTCTCATATAATTCAATCTCTCGTTTATTGAATACAAGATTTGTTCGTTTTCTAATATTTTCACCAGTTCTTTCGTGCGTTACATAACTAAACCATAAATTCTTGGTTTTATTCATTGAAACGGTATTTTTAAAGACCAATTTAATGAATTTATGTTTTCTACCTCCTGAAAATCCATAGAGTTTATGATGGTCTACCAGATGGGATGAAACTATAGAATCTTGAAACGTTTTACCAATTTTCTTCTTTAATTCATCTACAAAACACCTTTTATTATACTCGCTCCAGTCATCACCTACTCTGACAAAGAAGAATGGTTTATAGTCTTCTACATAGAGACAACACGTCTCGCCCTTTTCATTAACACCAAACATTTGGATAATGAAATTCTTTTCATCTTTGAATGAGTTGTATTTATCATCACCCGAATCATCGCTATCAAATGATTCTTTTGCTAACGCTTGGTCTTCATCATAGACGTTAAAATCAAACAAACGAAATGATTTTCGAATACCAATCTTCCTTTTGGTTGACATAATTAAATATAATTATTGACTTAGTTTTAGATAATTATTATTACTTTAATATTATCAATTTTCTATATCTATATATTATATACAATGCATAAAGTATTAAATAAGAACATATTTGATACTTTGAAACGTAACAAATTACATACGTATTGTATGCTTTCGAATGATCGTATTCATTATGTAAATAAAAACATTCAAGATAAAAATAAAAAAGTATCTATTGACAAACGTTGTATGCTTTCAAATCACATAATTATGAAATAGATTTTTTAATACTTTTACTTCTGTTTAGTTTGCGTATTTTTGATTTGCTATATCCGCCAATTTTATTTTTATTAGTTACCCAGTTATACATATCTGTGAAATTTCTGCTACCACCGTAGTATTCGGCGCGTCCATCGTGAATTTTTAACATAGTAGGATATCCGTATACCTCTATTTTTTCACCATTTAGTTTTGTGTTCTCGATATTACTGATTTTTACATCCTTATCAAAATCAGAATCTTCAATTTCAATAATTTCTATACCAGAACCTAATCTATTTTTCATTTCATTCCATTCTGGTTTCATTGTTTGACAATGGGGACACCAATTAGCATATATGAGAACTACTGCCTCCTCTTTTTTTGGAAGATTCTTTTTGGATTTTGCGGTTTTAGATTTACTACCTTTAGATTTGGTTGTTTTGGTAGCTTTCTTACTTGTATTTTTCGTTGTTGTTTTTGCCATTATAATATAATATAATATAAATAGAAAAAATTGTTAAACTATCATTCTTTTCCTAATATATAATATAATGAAAAACTCAAAATTATTCGTAATCCTATTTTTACTCATAGTATTTGTGTTAGGACTTTTTGCTACAATGTATTTCAATAATAATACTAAAACAAAAAAACAGAATATTGAGAACATGGAATCAGAACAAGAATCCATATGTCCTGATATGTTAGTCAAAAAAGGTCAAACTTTAGCACTTTATAATACAAAAAAACCAATTCAAGAAGGAACTAATCCTATTTTATTTCAAAGTTTAGATGATTACATAGAATTTGTACGAACGCAAGAAAAGAAAGGTATGAATTGTCCTGTTCTTTATTTACAAGAAGAAGTAAACATACAAGGACAGAATGAGTACAGAATGCGTCCAAGTCCATTTGACTTACAAGGTGGATTATCCGCAACAAACGCAACTACAGAAATGGTTAACGTATCAGATGCTAATCGTATGAACCCACCTTATAATAAAGATAATTATCCTGGATTTGACCCAGAAGGACAATATATCGGAGTTTATACTGATTTAGATGCCGTTCATGATTCTACAAAACAAAATGTTAGAAGCGATAATCCAATGGACCCTAATTGGGGAGGTATAGATCACACAAAACAAGCAGTTAAATCTGGTAAATATGCTGGTAGAGAAATAACTAAACCAGTATTTAATAAAACACCTAATACTGCATTTTTCGCCGAATTACCAAGTGATGTAGAAAAGCCAGTTGACATACTCTAATTGTATATTTCAAAATATAATGAATTATACAATTACGTTTCATCAGCTTGTGATGGTTTAGAATAAAGTAAATAATGTCTAATATTTTCAATAGATGTTTTGTTTATTTTTCTCGTTTTCCCATTAGTTGTTACTGTTAAATTATCAATGCATTGAGGATTTGTCTGTAATTCATTTATGAAATGATTAAAGGAATCAAAATTACTCATAATAGCCATTGCGGTTATTGAACTGATGCCCGGTATTTGACATAATATGATTTCACCAATATTATCGGGGGTAACATTATCTTTTTTCACCTTTTTTACAACAGAACAGTAATCACTTTCATTGGGTTGAGACGGTGCTGGTGGCGGTTCTGTTGTTTCTGTTGTTTGATTGGTCTCTCGTAATCGTAATGTTCCAGCAAAATTAGGTGTTAAATAATATGGAATGCGTCCTTTACCGAATTCACGGTCGATTTTATCAGCTGTATTAATCAACCATTCAGCAGTTTCATCAACAGTTGCTGTTTTATAAATACTGAAACCTTTGAAAAAATGTAAAGACGTCATTGCCGAATATACAATTTTTTTTTCCAATGGAGTTCTTAATTGTGAGAACAACCCTTCTAATAAATACACTATTGAGTGAAGAGGATATCCTGATGAATGAATTAATCTATATGATTGTTCTTCGTATCTACCGTCTTTAATCGAAGCGAGTAGGTCACTATAAGTTTTTCTTTCGATTAACATCACGCTTTTACCCTCATCAGTTTGTATTAAAATATCTCCTAATGGGAGAACTTCCTTTTCCAAAATAGCAAATGATGGTGTTTTTAAACTACATAATTTTGCGTCTAAACGTTCATATAAAGCGTGTTCTCGTTCATCCACAATAATTTTCATAGCAAGAATATAATAAGTATAAAAACATTATTATATTGTTTTAAAATAAATTAATTTAATTCCAAACCATAGGGCTAATGCCGATAGGACGAGATTGCTTTACACCATTATAACCAGCAGGATTTTTTAATACTGCAAGGGTTTGGGATGTGCTACGGAAAGCAACAGATGTATTAGATTCACGTCCTACTTGATGAGGAAGACCAGCCTTCTTGCTTCCACCAGCGGAATTTTGGTTAACAATACTAGCAATAGATGCAACTTTTTTAGAACCACTTAATACCATATTTATATATATACTAAATATATTATTCCACGAATGAGAATAATATATTTTGAAACCATATAAACATAACTACTTAGTAATATGTATAAATTCATTTTATTCAACAATAAATAAAATGAATACAGATGAAGATATTCGTGTAGAAAAGAATATAAATGGAGTAGAAACTTATATTTTTGACCCATACAATCCCCTAAATAAGGTAATTACTGAAAACGAAATACAAAATATATTATCTATGTATGGAATAAATACAACCATATTCAACTCTATGTTATATAAACGAGCTTTCGTTCATCGTTCGTACATTAAACGACCTGATATTGAAAACGAATATAACAACATAACAATTGTTCCACAACCAGATGACTGTTTGCCCCTATATACTAAATCCAATGAAAGATTAGAATTTGTAGGCGATGGTGTATTAGAATGTATTACTAAATATTATTTGTATAAACGATTTCCTAAAGAAAATGAGGGTTTTATGACCGAGAAAAAAATTGCGTTGGTAAAAAATGAGGCTATTGGAAGAATTGCATACGAAATGGGATTGCATAATTGGTTGATTTTGTCTAAACACGCCGAAAGCAAGCAAACTAGAACCAATTTAAAAAAATTAGGTTGTTTATTTGAGTCATTTATTGGAGCAATGTTTTTAGATTTCAATAAGATAAAGGTGAATGATGACGAACAATGGTTTTCAGAATTATTTACTACAGGACCGGGGTTTCAAATGGTCCAAGTATTTGTAGAAAATGTATTTGAACGTCACGTAGATTGGATAAATTTAATAAAAAATGATGATAATTATAAAAATATTTTACAAGTAAAGATTCAAAAAGAATTTAAGGTAACCCCACATTATATGGAAGTGGAAGAACAAGACCCAGATACAGGTTACCATATGGGTGTATATTTATGTCTAGGGCAACCAATTCATAGTGTGAAACCAAATCAAGCATTATCAATAACTGAATTTAATAAATATACAGATATACATCAATATATGTCACAATATAATCGTGTTTTCATCTTTATGGGTGAAGGTAGACACAAAATAAAGAAGAAGGCAGAACAAATATCTTGCGAAGATGCCATACGTAAGTTACATAATTTTTAAGACTTCAAGGGTGTAAAAGTAATGTAAAGATAAACAAAATAAATATAATTTGTATTGATACTATATACATATTATATAGGTAATGAGTGTTCCAATTACATATTTAGAATTATTACAAAATAAAGTAATACCAAATACTCAAGAAGACATAAGAATTCGTTTTGATAAAGAACAAAAATTACCAGATTCTATTTCAGAAGATAAAGATGAAAAACTTATTCAAGAAACTCCCAGTAGACCTAGACAAATTGCTATTTTAGATAAACGTCGAAGTTCAACTGTAAATCGTGATATTATTATGGATAAGCTTCGTAAACAAGATGCCTTTGCTGTTAAACCTAAACCCAGCACTGTAAAAACAGATATACTTGTTCCCAAAGATATTCCTACACCAGAAATAATAGAAGAAGCACCTATAAAAATAGATAAAGAGGTTATCTTATCAGAAGTAGTTCCTATTGAAGAAGAGAAAGAGGAAAAGGAAGAAGATGACGATATATTTGACGTTCCAGTAGCAGTATCAAAAGGAGATACTATAGAAGATATCAAAGAAAAAGAGACTATAACTCAACTAACTGAATTAAAAACACCTGCCAAATTTGAAGAGGAAGTTCAAGAAGAAAAGGTAGAAGAAATAATCAAACCAAAAAAACGTGGACGACCAAAAAAGATAATACTTACTGATAAAGAAGAAGCAGTAGATGTAGATTTAACTACAGCTGTTATCAGAACTCAAAAAGTTGCGGATAGATTACCAAAAGAACGTGAAAAAAATATTATTGTTGCTCCTCCATATTACATGAACAATCGTAAACTATTCATCCAAAAACTAAATAAAATTCTTCAACCAAGAGAACAAGAGTTGTTAGAAAAAACCGAAGAAGTTAGTTGCGATAGAAAATCCGGTTCAGATGATTTTTCGTTATTATCACATCAACGTATAGTTCGCGATTACTTGAATTTATATACACCATACAGAGGTCTATTGCTATATCACGGTTTAGGGTCTGGTAAAACTTGCACCTCAATAGCAATTGCTGAAGGTATGAAAAGTAATAGAAAGGTATTTGTGCTAACACCTGCTTCATTGAAGATGAATTTTTTTAGTGAAATGAAAAAGTGTGGTGACGAATTATATAAGAAAAATCAGTTTTGGGAGTTTGTTTCGATTGAAGGTAATCCCGAATATTTGAGTGTATTGTCAAAAGCATTATCATTACCACTTGATTATATTCGTAAAAATAGAGGTGCTTGGTTAGTAAACATTAACAAAGAACCGAATTTTTCAAACTTGTCTACAGATGAAAAGGAATCTGTTGATTTACAATTGAATGAAATGATTCGTTCAAAATATACTGATATTAATTACAATGGAATGAATATGAATAAATTAAATAAATTAACCGATAATCAAACCAGAAATCCATTTGATAATTCAGTTGTAATTATTGATGAAGCTCATAATTTTGTTAGTAGAATAGTAAATAAAATCAAACAGAAAAAGTCCATTTCTTACATTTTATATGATTATTTAATGAACGCAACTAACGCACGTATCGTCTTGTTATCAGGAACACCTATTATCAATTATCCAAATGAAATTGGTATATTATATAACATACTGCGTGGTTATATTAAAACCTGGACTATGAATGTAACTGTAAACACCAGTATAAAAGTCGATACAAACAGCATTTTGAATATGTTTGATAAAGCAGGATTGAAAACTCACGATTTTGTAGAATATAGCGGCAATAAACTAATTATTACACGAAACCCTTATGGTTTTATAAATACAAAGAAGAGAGGTGCTTTAAAAGGAACACAAAGAGAAAAACCAGTAAATGATAAAGCAAAGACTAGAAAAGTAAAAGGAGGAGCTGCCGATGATAGTTTTAATCGTTATGATGGTGTAAAGTTAGATGATAGTGGTAATCTAACTGATGCTGATTTTTTGAAAAAGGTATTAGCAATATTAAAGAAAAACGGTCTTGAAGTTCAAGAAAAAACAATAGAAATCAAATTGAATAAATGTTTGCCAGATTCATCAGAAGAATTCATAGAAACATTTGTAAATCAAGATACCGAACAAGCCAAAAATATAAATCTATTCCAAAGACGTATACTTGGTTTAACCTCCTATTATAGAAGCGCACAAGAAAATCTATTACCCTCATTGGTAAAAACAGAAGAAGGTGATGATTACAACGTAGTTTATAATGAAATGTCCGACCATCAATTTGGAATATATACCAAAATACGCAAAGAAGAAGCAGATAGAGAAAAGGCAGCAAAGAAACAAAAAAGAAAGCAGGCAAATAAAGATAATAAAGAGGAATTATTTAACATTTCATCTACATATCGTATCTTTTCACGTGCTGCTTGTAATTTTGTATTCCCTGATGAAATTGAAAGACCCATACCTACAAAGGATGTTGAAAAAATGGATGAAAATGATATGGATGTCGTATCTAAAGAAGCTATCATTGAAACAGACCCATACTCTAATGTAGATGACGAAGAGAAAAATCAAGTAGATATTGAAAATTACGCAAAACGTATTGAAAACGCATTAGTAAAATTAAATGCTATTGATAGTGATACCGGAAAACACAAATACTTAACTGGGGAAATGTTACAACATTTGAGTCCAAAATTCCTACAAATATTAGAAAATTTAACGAACCCAGAAAACATAGGACTACACTTGATATATAGTCATTTTAGAACTATGGAAGGTATAGGTATTTTGCGTTTGATTTTATTAGCAAATGGATATGCTGAATTTAAAATAAAAAAAATGGGTGATGACTGGGATATAGTAGAAGATGAAAATGATAAAGGAAAGCCGAAATTTGTATTATATACTGGTACTGAAACTACTGAAGAAAAGGAAATAATACGTAATGTTTATAATGGTGCTTGGGATTTTGTTCCAGTAAATATAGCATATAAGTTACGAGAACAACATGAAAATAATATGTATGGAGAAGTGATTAAAATCTTTATGATTACTTCATCTGGTGCTGAGGGTATTAACTTAAAAAATACACGATACGTTCATATAGTAGAACCTTATTGGCATATGGTTCGTCCCGACCAAGTGGTTGGTCGTGCTCGTCGTATTTGTAGTCACCAAGATTTACCTGAAGAATTGAGAACAGTTCAAGTATATTTATATGTCACTACATTGAGTGACGAACAAAAGACAGATGATAAGAATATTGAGTTACGTATTCGTGATGTGAGCCGTTTAGATGAAAACGTACCAGTAACTACAGATGAAACATTGTATGAAATAGCCAGTATAAAACAACGTATTAACAACCAAATTTTACAAGGTGTGAAAGAAACTGCTATTGATTGTAATATATATGCTAGAACCGCAAAATCAGATGATAAACCAATGGTATGTTATGGTTATGGAAAAATAGAATCGAATACATTTTCATCATATCCTTCTTTTGAAATGGATAAACGACAGAAGGAAGGATTAGATGTAGCCAAATTACAATGGGACGTCCAAGAAGTAAACATACAAGGAAATAAATATGCATTAAGAAAGGAAACAATGGAGCTATATGATTATGAAAGTTATAATAATGCTTTAAATAATCCTAATGTAGAACCAAAACGTATAGGTAAGTTAGTAAAAGAACAAGGTCAATTTAAAATTATTGAATAAACACAAATGATATAATAAAAGTATAATTATTTTTATTATAACGCATAATAGTGGTTTCAATTAAATCCAATCTTCTTTATAATCAGATGACATGTTAAAGGCTCTGTTAAAGCACCGGATGATTCATCTATTTTAATACCACCAGCAGGAGAACTAACTGGATTATTAATACTTAGTATAGAGTCACTTCCACTAGGTGTAGTTATGATTGACATACCAACTATACTTCCTCCACCAGCTTTACCTACTACAGTTTGAGTTAATTCATTACCATTTAATACTACAATTAAATGACCGGTATTGTTTGTAGTTACTTGAAAGGTTATTTCAAAAATACAATCAGGTGGTAACACAAACTCATTGGGACTGGTTCCTTCTTTACGTTGTATTGTGCCGAATTGATTTACATTAGGACTAGGAAAATTAACTGATTCTCCTGGTTCAATATTATCAGGATTATCATTTATTCCATTTTGGCTCATTTGACCGTAAAAATCAGCATAATTAGAAGCAAAACTAGGTCCAGTTGGTCCGATATCTCCTGTATCGCCTTTTTCACCGGTTGGACCACTGTCGCCTTTTTCTCCAGTGGGTCCGATTTCTCCAGTCTCCCCTTTTTCTCCAGTGGGTCCGATTTCTCCAGTCTCACCTTTCTCACCAGTTGGACCAATGTCACCGGTCTCACCTTTCTCACCAGTTGGACCAATATCACCGGTTGGACCGGTATAACCAGGCTCACCGCAACAACCAGTAGGACCAGTATCGCCTTTTTCACCGGTTGGACCAGTGTCGCCCTTTTCACCAGTTGGACCAATATCACCAGTTGGTCCAGTGCAGCCGGGTTCTCCACAATGTCCGGTTGCTCCAGTATAACCTTTTTCACCAGTAGGTCCAGTAGAACCAGTATCACCTTTTGGTCCAGTTTCTCCATCTCGACCATCGCAACCATCACGACCATCGCAACCATCACGACCTCTATTTCCAGTAGGACCTTTTGGTCCTTCTGGACCTTCTGGACCTTCTGGACCGGTAGGTCCAATATCACCGTCACAACCATCACGACCATTACAACCATTTATTCCATCTATACCGTCTTTTCCGTCCTTTCCGTCACGTCCATCTTTTCCGTCAATACCATCTATACCATCACAACCATCTTTTCCATCACGTCCGTCACGACCATCGCAACCATCTTTTCCATCTTTGCCATCAACTCCGTCACGTCCATCACGACCATCACAACCATCTACACCATCTTCACCATCTTTTCCATCACGTCCGGGTTTTCCATCGTCACCATCTTTTCCATCTTTTCCATCTTTTCCATCACGACCATATTTCCCTACTTTAACCACTTTTTTACAATCATTTCTTTTTTTTGTGCTACACGAATTTCTTCTATAGCAATAATCACATTCTCTATGAGAGTGTTCGTCACAAGTGCAGTATGAATCATCACAACCAGTCATATATAATAAATTATATATACAGTATGGTTACAATATTCACTGTCCTAAATAAAATATTATTACCATTTATCGTGTAAATATACAACACTAAATACAATAATAGTATTTCAATTATATTATTTACAAGCTTTAATTTTTATAATTATGTATTTATCTTCTTTGTTACCGCAGTTTGTTTGTTTAGATTTTTTACATTTATCTCGGCATTTATTGCAGTTACATTTATATGTTTTTTCATATTTGCATCTGCGTGGTTTTTCACATTTTTTTATTTTATGACATTTATCGCATCTACAAGGGGAGTAATAAGATTTGTCTGACTTTTCAGAATTATTAGAATACCGGTCATCATCTGATTCATAGTTTGAATATTCATCAACATAATAATAATTGTTATGTTTAGGCATTATATAATTTATTTACATTATTTCTAAATATACTGCATATATGGTTTTGTAAATTAATATTGTAAGTATAATTTTTATAATATTAACTTTTCTAATTACAATTAAAATTTCTTACGCTTAATTTCACCTTCGTGTAAAACATACCAGTGATCCTCTACGTAATCAACGCTTGTAAAGTAATCAATAAACTTAGCATTAACCATACCTTCACCGTCTTTGAATTTAATAACAACAAAAGGGTTTGTCATGTTACCGTCAGCATCTTTGTAAGATGCGGTAAAACTAGCACTTAAAACCTCTCTATCTTTGATTTCACCATGTGAATCTACAGCATATGTGGTTGCAGCTGCATCAGTAAAAATACAAATCAAAGGACGTTTACCTCCTTTAAGAATGTTAATGATAGAGTCATTTAATGCGTTATAGTTCTCACTATTAAGAGGAATTGGGTTATCATGAGTGGTAGCCATATTATATATATATAATATGGATTTTTTTCTAAATCTATTATAATATAAATGATTAATAACATACCACAAAAATACATTCCAATAAATTTAACTAAAAGGGACCAAAATACACAACGTAAAAATATTGTAAAATCTAGAAAGTTATACAAAAAACAAAAATATTTTGTGCGTCCCAAAGTTAAATCATTTAAATCGAAACCTTCAAAACACGTTATAAAAGCAAAACAAATATACAATGTCTCTACCATTAAACCCACCAGAAAGTTAGTTATAGAAACAGGTTGTTCGAAACAAACATTAGAAGATATTGTAGATAAAGGTAGAGCAGCGTATTATTCCGGGGGTTCTCGACCAAATCAGACGCCTGATTCTTGGGGAATTGCTAGATTAGCAAGTGCGATTACAGGTGGAAATTCAAGTGTGATCGATTATCACTTATTACATTCTGGTTGTAAAAAGAATAGTAAAGCTCTTAAATTAGCAACAAAAACGTGTCGCAAAAAAAATAAATGCCAGAATTATACTATGAAGAAACGAAATAAATAGATATATACCAAATAAAATATAAAAACAAACGCATTATACTAATTATTATATCTGTGTAATAATGAATGAAGAAAATAATGTATTAACTATTAAAACGGTGCAAATTCAACCCATCCGAAATATGATAACTGCCATAAAAGATATATTGACAGATGCTACAATTACTTTTACTAAAGATGGTATGAAGATTATTAATTTCGACAAGACACATACAATTTTAGTCAATGTTTTATTGGACGCAAGTAAGTTTGAAAAATATACTTGTGACCCTGATAAGATTATTGTATGTGCTAACACTTTGCATTTATTTAAAGTAATTTCAACAATGTCTAATGATGATACGTTATCTATGTATATTGATAAGAATGATTATCATGATGGTATTGTATCTCATTTAGGACTTCAATACGATAATGGTGATATTAAACAATGTTATAGTCAAAAGCTACGTTTAATTGAGCCTGATACCGATGAATTATTCGTCCCAGATGTTGAATATTCTATTGTTATCAATCTCCCTACATCTGACTTTCAAAAAATTATTCGTGATTTAAATAGTATTTCTGACCGTATTGAAATCAAGTCAGTTGGTAGCGACCTTATATTTTCTTGTGAAGGTAATTTCGCAAGTTCTCGTATTTTCCGTTCTGAATCTAGAGATAATATGAATTTTATTCAAAAATCAGACAGTTCAGCCATTTACCAAGGAGAATTTTCTTTGAAGAGTTTGTCTCATTTTATTAAATGTACTCCACTATGTAGCCATTTGGAGATGTATCTTGGAAATGATTTACCATTGATTATTAAGTATGATGTAGCTTCTCTTGGTAGCATTAAGCTTTGTCTAGCGAATCTTCCACCTCTATAAATAACTAATTATGGAATAAATAATTAGTTATTGGAATTATTTTATGTATTTTGTAATGATATTGGCACGTTTTTCCCAAGTGCAGTTAGCAATATATTTTTGCTGATTTGTTAATAAATTTTGATTATAATCACTATAATAGTTATTTATAAGGTCAATTGTTTTATCTATAAATTGTCGTTTATAACTTGATGGAATATTTTCTATTTGAATTGGATTTTGTAAGCAATCGTCGGTTGAATAATTATCGTGAAGAACATCAATACAAGGATTATATAAACTTGCAAAAGAATTTGAAGTTTCAGATATGGCACCCAAATCGGATGAAATTATATTACAACGATGAGCCATAGCTTCAAGTATTGAAGTGCAACACGTTTCAGGGTATGTATTTGGATAAAATAATATCATAGCTGTTTTTAAATGGTCGAATAATATTTTTTGTGGAACAGAACCGTAAAACTCCACATTTTTATCTTCAATTAATAATTTATATAAGTTTGTATAGTATTGGTCGAGTGGATGATTTGATATTTTGCTTATGTCAGTTATTTCTTCAAAAACAGATTTATCTTGATTATGTGGATTATCTCGTGAAAAACAAGAAAATATTTTAAATTTAATATCTGGTATTTGCCTCTTTATTTCTAAAAATAATTGATAAGCTATAATAAGACCTCTATATGGTGTGCTAAAATAAACCAATGTTCTTTCTTTCTTTAAATTATATAAACTTTTCACATCTATCAATGGAGAAATTCCATTTTGCATAGTTATACATTTTTGATGTTCTAATCCAAACTTTTGTATGAATCTTTGTTTTTGCCAGTTACTTACAAAAATATATTTGTCAAAAGGATAATTTACAACCTCATTTGTTAAAAAGGATACAGTTATATCATGATGTATCCAATTCCATAACAATATATTTGGATTGATATCCGTAAAATATTTTTTTGGCATAGAGGTTATTCCTTGGAAAATAATAATATCCGGTTTCATTGCTTGTAAAATTGTATCACAGTTATCTAACGGATAATAACATAATCGATTATGTATTTTTGTAGCTCTTTTTGATTTTGTAAAAACACATACACTGTATTTTTCGCTCATAACGTTGGATAAATTATAAAACGCGGATTCTGTCCCACCCAGTGGGCGTTTATTTATAGTATTATAATCCCAATCAGAATAATCAATAAAACATATTTGTGTAAAATGTGAAGGTAGTGTCAATGGAATTATGCGGTATAAATTATACAACAACTTTTTATAAAATAATTGTATTTCTTCTGTATTTATACTATTATGTATGATTTCGTTATAAGGTTTGATTTCTATTTCGGTTATATCATATTTGTTATCTAAATGTGTTTTTATCAAATCTAATTTATTTTGGTTATCAACAATATCATATTCATTATCATTATCATCGTCACTTGTATATTTAATAGAGACACTGTTTTCGTTTATGGAATTGTATAAATAAATATATGGGTCTGATAAATGTGTAATATTAAACTCACTGTTATTTCTTTCTTTATATATCAAAACAGTAAACATAAAATCATCAAATGTATACATTCGCTCATCATATAATTCAATATATTTAGATAGGAATTTACGATTCGTGCATAACAGTCTATTTGGTGTTAATAATAGTTTATTAAAATCGTCACATATATATTTAACATCAGGATGTACTTGAACGTTGTAATTAATATTAACATTGAAATTGGTAGTATAATTGTCTTTTACATTTTGATTTATACTACAAATACCATTTATTATTTTTGAATTTGCATATAGTGCTATTATATCACTTTTTTCAGAATATTGTATATCGTTTATTCGTTCAAGTGCATTTGGATAAAAAAAATCATCGCCATCTAACATTATTAAATTTTCATACCTATAATCTTTATAAAACGTTGTTAATACAGAGTTATGTCCCTTACCAGGGTAACCATTCGATTCTGTTCGTATAATTTTTCTCAATTTATTATATTTATGATTATCAAATTCATGCATAATATCTTGGTAAAATTTTTCATTTAATGTATTTACAATAATAACGATTTCATAATCATCAAAATTTTGTTGATTTACAACCGTCATAAATGATTCTTTTAATAAAGGAACATTACTAGAACATAAAATGCCAACCAAATATTTCACCATTTTTATAATAACTAAAAACGTTTTTAATTGGTTATATATTGATTATTTATTCTCATTAATGTAAACAGCATTTTATCATAATAATTTTGAATCATATTCATATCTATATTATCTTGTATTATATGTTGATAAACCACTGGTTTTATTTCACTAATTCTATAATCAGACAATTGATATTTTTGTAAAAGTCCATTGCGTATTCTTTCATCGTTATAATAAGCAAATTCTACATTGTCGTGTTTAGTTGTTACACTATTTTCATTGATTCCGTTATATAAATAAACATATGGGTCGGTTAAATGTGTGATTTTATAGTTTGGTTCATACAATTCCCTGTAAAAAATAACACAATACTCAATATCTACACATTTAAACATATCTTCATTATACAATTTTTTATATTTATCTAGTATTTTACGATTAAGACATAACAAACGCATAGGTGTTCCACCATCTAATGTATTTATACTTTCATCTATTTGCATTATATTGCCTACCTCTTTAATCTCAAATCCCATTTGTATTTTATAATCCATAACTCTAATATTTGTATCAGGATCTCTTTTATATTCTTTACTATAATTAAAGCCTGTATTAATTACAGAACAATTTCCAAGCAATGATATAACATCGCTATTTTCTGTAACTTGAACGTTGTTTATTCTTTCAATCGCAGTTGGAAACAAAAAATCGTCACCATCTAATTTAATTAAATAGTCATATTTATAATTTTTATAAAAAATGTCTAATACTGAATTATGTCCTTTTCCGGGAAAGCCATTTGATTCTGTTCGAATAATTTTTTTTAATTTATCGTGCTTATTATAACCAAATTCACGTATAACATCTTGATAAAATACTTCATCTAATGTATTCACAATTATAAAAATATGGTAATCATCGAAATTCTGTTGATTAATTACACTGTTTAATGACTCACGCAATAAAGGAATGTTGCTAGAACATAATATACCTACCAAATACTTAACCATCTATAAATAATATACAAAAATATTATTTATATAGTTTATTTACCAAGTATTGTCATTCATACGTTTGTAATATAAATCACAGAAATGTTCGTATGGATTCCAACAAGTGAATATAGTTTCCTCGTACCATTTTTTATTACTGCTATCTTCGCATAATTTATATTTGTTATCTGACAATTGAATATTGATTCCAACGTGATAATATTTATATATGGGAAATGCAGTAACTATATCACGTTTATTCGTTATTCTATAATGTGTTAAATTTTTTTGTTCTTCAAATGATTTTTTCCAAGCATAATTACCTACACGTGGACTAGCAAAAGAAACAACTTTGACATTATTTTCTATTTCTTTTGAAAGCATATATCCAAACAATGTAGATAAAGCACCGCCTAAACTGTGTCCTGTGACATATACATCGAAATCATTATGTTCTTCCAAAATTTTTTTAATACTGATTATTAACTCATCATATACAGAATTCATTGTTAATTGTTTATAAAATCCACTATGGACGCATACATTATCGACGAGCTTATGTTTAAATACCATCAAATCATAATACCAATCTGCCATTGATTCACTTCCACGAAAAACAACAGTTGCTCTTTTTTTACCTTCGCTTACAGCAACACCTACTTGTATATCAGTAACAGCATTATTTATAAATTTATATAGTTTTCCTGTTGGAACATTTTCAGCTATTTCAACTAATATATCTTTTCTGGAATCAGATAGTTTTAAATTTTCTAACTCATGATTTTCCTGTAACTCAGATACAAAAGTTTCAATTGTATCTTGTTTATTTTTAATTTTGAAATTTTTACCATAATCATATACCAAGTAAGTCACTCTCAATAAATCTAACATAGTATGGTGTGATATAGTAGTAATTTCTTTTTCAACTAGTTCAGTATTTTCTTCAGACATTATATATACTAATACTATTACAAAATTTACACAGATATTAATTTTGAATTAGATACTGATACTGTGCCGAGTGTTTCTGTTTTACATAAATTACTAACATTGGTATAAACGACATCTACATTCTTCATAGATTTGAATTTTGAATTTTCTTTACATAATAATGCACCCTGTGTAACAATTTGTCGCAGTTCCTTTTTATTATATTTAATGTTTTCTTCTAAAATGGCTATTACGTGACATGATGGCTCACCATTAATATGAAACCAAATATCGTTTTCTTTTGATTCATCTATTATATCAAAATTATCCTTGGCATTTTTACCTAATAAATAATCTATATCTCTATTTAATGAATGTATATGTCTGGATATTGTCTTCATAATGTCAGTTTATTAATATTTATATATAGAATAAATATCAATTTTACATAATTCTTCAACAGTTTAAAATTCTGGCTCATGTTTTTTAAATAAACATCCTTGTTTATGCAGGTTTTGAATATTAGTAATTATCTCTGGGTCTTGTAATGTAGATACACTTAACCATATTTTTATAATACAAAAGTTTTTCTTTGGTGATATTGTAATACCATTTACGTGTTGACTATGATTCATATCTTTACATAAAGTTTCTCCAGTCATCAAATAAAATAATTTTTTCCAAACCTCAGGCACAAATTTGTTTGATATTTTATATGAAAAACAACCGCCATTTCGATTTCGTGGGTCTTCCCACATGGGCGTAATACCTTCCCTCATTACAAACAACATACAATTTTTGATAACACTATCATGAATAAATTCATTTAAAGATATTACCTTCTCGGCAGTGTCTATATTACCCATTATTACAGAGTAACTTGAAACACTCCAATTCTTATCTTGTGGTAAATGGTAATATAATTTCCATTTATCATTTAACGCATGTTGGTGGGTTGGAGTACTCAACGCATCCATATTTACGCCCTTAATATATAGTAAGAAAAATCTTTATATATATTGAATAAATTATTCATTTTTTATTACGCTATATGACTTTTCAGATAATAAAATAGAATCAGTATATTTTAAAGACAACATATTTACGTTATTATCCATTATATTTACTTTATAGTTTTCATCAAAAATATAGTATTCATACTGATATTCCAAATATCTTTTAATAAAAAGAGGTGACATTATAATATTTCCTTGTATCATTACATCTTTTGGAATATTCATTACTATTTTATTTTTCATATTAGGATGCGTGTATTCAACGGATAAAAATGACACTTTTGTTTCTGTATTTGAATAACAGGTTTCCGCTTCATTTTCGCTATTTTCTTTATTAAAACTTTTATTAAAGCATTTATTATAATATTGATTTTTTAATTTCATAGTTATCATTGTTTCTACTACATTCTTATTACAACTACTTATTGATTTTGCTGTATTTACAAAATAATTCAAACAATCATTATAATATTGTTTTTGACTTATATCCGCAGAATTATGTTGTTTTATATATTGATAATGCTCTAAATAAATTTCATTATTACCTGAAAACAGTTTATTATCATTTTTTAGTAATAGAGAAATACATACCCAATTATCGTTTAATGGCTCTATACGAACATTGTTATATACTGCCTTTATTGTATCAATATTGTAATTTGTTTTATCTACAAATGTTTTTACAAATCCATAATTATTATATAAATGAGAACAAACTGAATCTACCTTTGTTTTTACATCTATATAAAACAAAAACAACTTGGTTTGTAAATTAGTATAATCTATTTTATAGTCTATTTTATCTAATTCAAATTCCTTTATTACAAAATTTGTTGATTTTACTAGATATTCCGTATTGGTGCATAATATTGTATCTAATATTTTATACGTCTTCGAAATCCAATCCATATAAATCAAAACGTATAAATAGTTTTATATCATTATAACTAAAATAAAAAAATAACAAGTTATAAATATATCTACTTATTTTAAGAATGACAAAAAGTAAAAACGGATTGTTTATATTTCATCGTGATTTACGTATAGATGATAATGTTGGATTGAATTATGCGGGTGAAAAGTGTGAAAATTTATATACTTGCTTTATTTTTACACCAGAGCAAGTTACCAATACAAATAAGTATAAATCAAGTAATTCAGTTCAATTTATGATTGAAAGCTTACAAGAATTAAAATCTACTATCAAAGACAAAAATGGCGATTTACTATGTTTTTATGGTAATACCAAACTTGTTTTGAAACATTTAATAGATAAATTAGATATAAATAGTGTATTTTTTAATCGTGATTATAGTCCCTATGCTATTGAAAGAGATGATGAAGTAATGAAATTATGTGAAAAAAGCAATGTCAATTGTGAAACCAGTTCGGATTATTATTTATATGAACCGGGAAGCATTTTAGTAGATAGTAGCCAAAAAGCCTATAAAAAATATACTCCCTTTTATAATGCTGTTATCAAAAAATCTGTATTAAAACCTGTATATAAACGTTCCTTCCCATTTTCCACTACTAAAATCGATTCAAAATATAACATTTCACTTAATGATGCTATGCGTAAATTTGTTAAAATAAATTCGAATATATTAGTTAATGGTGGTATAAAATTAGCAAAAACACGACTATTGACGGCAGTAAAAAATCAAGAAAAATATGATACCACACGAGATTTTTTTGAATGTAAGACTACTCATTTATCAGCTTATATTAAATTTGGTTGTATATCAATTCGTGATGTTTATCACGCTTTTAAAAATAAATTTGGGTTAGACCACGGTTTAATAAGAGAACTTATATGGAGGGAGTTCTTCGCACACGTATTGTATGCTTATCCTGAAGTAGTAGGTAAATCTTATCAACCAAAGTATCGTAGTTTAAAATGGAGCAATAGCGAAAAAAATATTGATAGTTGGAAAAAAGGGTTAACAGGATTTCCTATGGTTGATGCTTGTATGCGCGAATTGAATACTACCGGATATATGCATAATAGAGGTCGTATGACTACTGCTAGTTTTTTAATTAAAACATTATTAATTGATTGGCGTATAGGAGAACAATATTTCGCTCAACAACTAACCGATTATGATATTGCATCTAATAATGGTAATTGGCAAGGTATTAGCGGAACGGGGGTTGATATGAAACCTTATTTTAGAGATATGAACCCTTGGATTCAGAGCAGTAAATTTGATAAAGATGCCAAATATATTAAAAAATGGGTTCCAGAATTAGAAAATGTCAATGCATCTGATATTCACATGTGGGATGAAAAACATAAACTTGATAAATATAAAGATGTTAAATACCCAAAACCTATTGTTGATTATTATTCCCAGAAAGAAAAGATGTTAGAAATGTATAAAAGTGCATAAAATAATAATTTGTAATAATGTTATTATTTTATTTTTCGTATAAGTTAAATAATGAGTACAAAACCAGTAACGTAGATTGAACGACTAACCCGGATACTCCATCTGTATACATACTTCTTGCTACCCCTAATTTATCATAATAATGCTTTTCTAGATATGGAAATAGTTTACTCCATTTCATTATAAACCCATATAACGCACTAATTATAAATGTTATTATCATAAACTTAAAAACATAAGCCAAATCAAAAATGTTTGTAGGAAATGACATTACAGATAAAATAATAGGCTGTGTAGTAGCACCTACAAAACCTGCTATAAGAGCTGCTGCTAAAAGAGTATGATGTTGAAAGTAAGGTTTCAAATATTCTACAAAATCTATTTGAAAATATTTTGGAAGTTTTTCATAGTTAAGAGACATAAAACGCAATACAACATCCCATAAAGCGGTTACGATAAATGTTAAAATAATCAATAATTTATAATCCATATTATATATTATTAGAGGATAATTAGTTGAACTGTGTTGAAAGTAACATTAATGAACCGGTTGCTGTTAAATTCTTCATAAAAGCATAATACTGACTTCCATTAGGGGGAAAGTGATAAATAAGTGTTGCTAAAATAGTGAATATTGCTAACCCTATACTAGAATAATACGCATATTCTGAAAAGGTATTTGTGTATAAAGAGAACATTATCATAATTGGAGCAAAAATTTCTAACAAAACAACACCTATTATAGCCAAATTGTAAAAAATAGTAGGAAGGTTTTTAATGAAAAACATATTTTCAAAACCCTTTACCGTTTCAGTAAAATTTATTACTTTGCTGATACCGGCTAAAAAATACATAAGTAAAATTAAAAATGCGTAAATCAAAACGTCCATTGTATATATTTTAGACAGATATATTAAAGAATATGTTCTTTTTTCGTTTTTTCGTAGCTCTTCTTTACATTGCGTTTGTATCGTCTGAAACCTATTGTCCTAACATTCCGGAAATAAAGGAAGATAGACGTAGTGATAAAGGTTTTTTAAGAATCATGCAATATAATGTAGAATGGTTATTTACAGATTATTACAAACAAGCGGATTGTCCTGGTAATAATTGTACTTGGAAAAATGAAACACAAGCACAAGAACATTTGACACAAATTAGTAAGGTAATTAATAAATTAAACCCAGATATTATAAACTTATGTGAAGTAGAAGGTTGTGATGAATTAAATGAGGTTATACAGCAAACGTCTAATACGTATAAATCATATATGATAAAAGGAACTGATACTTCGACCGGTCAAAATGTAGGTATGATTACAAAAATAGATCCGGAATTAAACCTACAGAGAACAGACGAAAGAGTTACCTATCCTTTACCTTTTTCAAATTGTGATTATGATGGACCCGAAAATACATACGGTGTAAGTAAGAATTATATTAGTGAATTTTCGTTTAATAATACGAATGTTGCGATTATTGGTCTTCATTTTCTAGCACAATCGGATGATATAACCAGATGTGTAAAACGTGAAGCACAAGCTAAAGTAATTCAAAACATAGTATCTCAATATATTGATAAAAATTTTGAAGTTATTGTAATAGGCGATTTTAATGATTATAGTGAGAACCCAATAGATGTTAATGATAATATCCCAATTTCTCAAACTCTTCAAATAGTTCAAGGAGAACATAGTGAAAATAACTATAAATTAGAAAGTGTTGCCACAAATATACCAAAAAATGAAAGATATACTGAATGGTGGGATGCGAACGGCGATTGTCAATCCGACGAAGACGAATTTTCAATGATAGACCATATATTAATTACACCCGGTTTACAAGAAAAATTTATAAATGCTTATATTTATCACGGATATGACGAGTATTGTGAAAAACTTGATTCAGACCATTATCCAGTTATATTAGAATTACAATTATAATATTAGTTATATTTACAGTTAATATTATAGAAATTAAATATCTAGCGAAATAGTGTTTTTATTTGAGGTATTTTTCTTCTTAGAACGCTTAGGCATATTTGTATTTTGCATATCCTTTAATGAAGCAATTGAAATAACAGAATCTTCATCAGCACTTTGAAGTCTTGATTGTGGTGGCTTTTCATGAATATTCACTGTTCTAGTTTTCAATCCAGATAGTATATTATCAATATCGCTAGACTGTGGTCCCTTCATTTCCGCACGTTGAATAGGAGCAGCCATACTCTTCGGTGGTTCGTTAATATTTTGTTGAGAACTCATATCTACCCCTTGTTCTCTAAACATCGCTCCGCGACTGGCGTTAATATCAGGTCTGTTTGATGGAGGTTCATTTGAATAATTCATACTCGGTCTTGGTTGAGGAGGCATATTTTGTGTTTCAACGGGTGCTGGTGGAGGTGGTCCGCGAGGTTTATTCTGAACTTCTTCCATTAAATTATTTGCCATAGCAAATCCGGGAGATTGCTGACTCATACTACTTACTGTAGCGTTTGTAAACATTTTCATTAATTCTGGACTCTGTTTTATAACATCATTAAATGCGGGTGTAGCAGTTGACAAAGCCTTGTTAGAGAAATTTAAAACAGCACCACTAAACCCTATGCGAAGAAGAAGGGAGATTTCCGGTGCTAACTTACCACCTTTATATTTGTCGTGTAGTTCGCTAAAAATATCTTCGTAACTATCAATATCTTCGCTTACTTGTTCTCCCCAACCATCGAGGTTCAAGTCAAACGGATTGAAAGCAGTGTTTGCATATTCCAATGAGTTAATAAAAGTCATAAACCACCATCCTTGTAGTTTGATACTATCTTTTTTTCTTTTATCTTCTAATGCGGTCTCATATTCGTCTTCAATTTCGTCATAATCAGAATCAAGTGTAAAATGAGAATTGTGTTTAATCATACCTTTTTCATACCATTCTTCTAACTTCTTAATCATAGCCCGCTTCTTTCTTCTTTTTTCACGATCATTCATAGTGTTATTTACTTTGATTTCATCATTCAACGGCATTTCTGTCATTTTTGAAAATCCATCCCATGTTTTTGCGGTTCCAATACTATCACGAGTAGCTTGCCCTAGGTTAGAATCACTAGGTTCTTCATTTATATGAATATTATTTGTATTTTCAGTTGAACTGCCAAATCCAAATAAATTAGATGCCATTCCTGATAATGATTTTGTTTCTGTATTACTTTCTACTTTGGGTGTATTACCAGAAATTTCATTTAATTCGTTTTCAAGATTGTCTAATTCTCCTAAATTTAAATCCACACCTGATGACACTTTCTTCTCGTTCATCAATAGTTCTATACCAGAACCTAAATTTGATGAACCTGTTCTAGATGGTTCATTACTAGGTAAATCGTCTATTTCACTAAGTGCACCTAAATCAACAACTTCCATACTTATGATATTTATACAATATTTATTTTTAAATCCTCCGCATATAATATTATTTTTTTGTGTTTTAAATACCAAATACCTTGTAAAAATGAATCTGCCAAATCATCCTTTTTCTTAGTATTGAGAGTATCCTTCCAATTTTTAAAAGATTCATTTGCATCTATCATTAGAGAACAATAATACACACCATCTTTTTTATGTTTTTTATAATCGGGATTTGTTTGTGTATTATTTTCATTATTCGCATTTTCGATACAATGTTCTCGAACATCTATTTTTAATTCGGAAAATTGTTTTAGTTTATGTGATGATGATACAAATTCTATAATAATTTCTTCATTCAACATTATAAAATATTGGGCTAACATTCCTTGGACGGTTTTCATTCGTGTTGCTATAGGTGATATTTGGTTTTCTATGATGGCATATTTTATATCTTGTATGTTCTCAATGTTATTTAATTGCTCTTTCATTCGCTTTCCCACACTAATTAGGTCAGTTTCTCCGGCTGTTCTCCGTTTTTTACTTTGTATTGGTTCAAAACAGTGGGTTTCGTAGTATTTTATCATTATATCTAGTATTTCTTGTTTCTTCTTTTTGTCAATGTTCTCGACGTTTATAAATATGAGATTTTGATGACCCTGTTGTATTAAATCATTTAATTTTAATTTTTTTAAATATGGTGTTTTCATCTCTTTTGTAGGAATCATATATTGAGAACATTCCTTTGCGTGTTTTTCGCAATAATATTTGTCATTTTTATGGTATTTTGCCTTTTTACTACAATTCGTCGGAGGGGTTTTCTTGTTTTTTGGTTTGTTCTTACAATCACAAGTATATGAAATGTTCTCATCATCCATTAAATTTAATATTCCCCAATTATTAATATTCAATTGAGAACCTTGTAAATCTAAAATACAATATGCCATATTTTTGATTCCAACATCAAAACTTATCAGTTTCATTATAATATAATAATATAATCATCCTTGATTTATATTATTTGAAATGCTTATAATATTTGTAAAATTGAAAACTATTTATAGTAAGTATAACATACAATACTTATTATACAACAAAATGGAAGGTCTCTTTATAGTTGGTGGCTTATTTACTCTTATTATGGCGCGCGCAATATTTAAACCACATAGACAAGTTCATCCATTATAGGAATTAATCAGATTTGCGAGTAGGAGTTTCTGTAGATATGACTGGTGCTATTTTACGAGATGCTAATTGCTCTCTAGATAAATATAAATCTTTTAAATCACTTGATGAATAACCGAAAGGTTGAGTATTATCTGTTCCAGATGAATACAAATAGGGTTGATTATGGAATCCTTTCACTTCGTTAGTTTGAATACTGGGAATATCAATAGGTCTTTTGTAATATCCAGTATCATTTGATGACTCACGAAAGTTATATTCCATAATTTTTTTTGCGTTTTCTGTTAAATATTTACGATATTCCCAATTAGATTTTATACCAGAGTTTTCTATTAAATCAGCGTTGATAGTTGATTCTGGTTGCCAGGTGGCGGTAATAGAACGACCGTCATTCATTAATGGAGGAAATCCAGGATATTTATTATTAGCAGTATATCCTCTTGATGATTCAGGAACAGTTTCTTTAATTACAGGATACGCACAATTTACACTTTGAAAAATATTTGATGAACGTGGAAACATTATAATATACTAAACACTTATATATTATATATGTGAAATTATATTTTTACATTTATGCTGATGTTTCAAGTAATCTTAACAACTCTGCTTTTTTCATTTTATTAATGTCATTATTACTATGCAAATCCTTTTCGACGATTAATGCTTTCAAAGCGCTTATATTCATCTTACGATATACTTCCATCGGTGGTGTTTCAATGGTCTGATTATTATTCTCTAAAGTTGTTTCTTCTAATTTTTCTACATGAATCATATTTACAGCTTCTTCGTCTAAACCTTCGTCAATATCTGGGTCTTCTATATCAGATACTTCATTGGATACGTTATTATCTTCAATAGGATTTATATCTTCATCAATATCGTTCAAATCCACATTTTGTATAATCTTAATAGATTGTTCTTCTTCTATTAATTCTTCGGGTAATATTACAGCTTGTTCGGTATCATCATCAAATCCTTCATCACTTTCCTCATCGCTTTCCTCTTCGCTTTCTTCTTCACTTTCCTCTTCACTTTCATCTTCACTTTCATCTTCACTTTCATCTTCACTTTCATCTTC